CCCTTAGCTAATATTTTTTTTTGTATATCAAGAAGCATTTGCCTAGCTTCTTTTCTGCCTAATTCCATACCAGAGAGATCTTTAATAAGGGCTCCATCCTTATCTCTTGCTAATGTTCCATCACTATTCTTTACATATTGAGTCTTCAGCTTGGTTGCTAAGCTAGACTGAGTCCCAGAAGATGACTGCTGTCTAGCGTCTGAAAATGATATATTCTTAAATCTTTTTGCTAAATCTGAATTGTTTGCTAATTGACTTACAAATAAATGGAGAGAATCCCAAGTCATGCTATCGTCTTTTATTATTGAATTAGAAGGAAGCTTGTTTATAGCTGCTTGAAAAACCTGCATGGTTTCTCTTATACTTGATCTGTGTTGGAATAAGTGAAAATTGTCAACATAAAACTGCTTTTTATTTAAAGAAACATCTATCGAAGAAACATCAAATTTAATAGTACTTCCCTTGCCACCGAACGATCTTGCGGATTCTGGAACATTGTCAAGTTTCATTTCTACTTGGTATCTTGTATGACCCTTTTCCCAAATATTTCTATGTTCATCCTTCATTCTATCAGACCAATGAGAATATCTAGGATCCATCTTAGTGTCAATTTGTTTAGGTACTTCGTTCTTTGTTATGCTAAGGGATACATTGTTTTTACCCCTCTTAAACTTAAATTTAGTTGAGATCTCGGTTCTATCTTTCATATTTTTAAATATATCATCTGAGAGCTTTATATCATCAAGAGAGCGATCTTTAAAATAGCCTGTTACCTCTTCCGTCCATTTCTTGGTATCTGCTCCGAGGTGTAAATTGCTGAATTTTACATTTTCATCAGCAAGATGAAATTTATTTTTTGATTTTTTAATGGCAGCAACATCAGGGGTAATAACATCTTCTTTAATGGCAGGAACATCAGGGGTATCTATTTTATTAAGATTAACAGCATTAAGGTCTACTTTTGAAACTTTACCGGCATCAGCTATAGCTCCAGCTCCAACTAGATCTAAGCCTAAGCCTGCATAATCAAGGATACTATACTCCCCAGTGTCTAAATTACCAACTCCAGGTATAAAATTAGCTATAGTTTTAGCATCTGGAATATACTCATCAAACGGAGTTGTAGGGAGAATATAGTCTGCCTGGTCTGCTAAAATACCTATCCCTTGACTTATTTCTGATAAACCAGCAGCGTAACCTCTAGGTTTAGTTGCCCAATTCCAAGCTTCTTTTAAAGGATTTATAAGAGTAGCATCAACTGCTCCACTTAAATCTTCCATATCCTCATTAAAATCCGAAAATTTAGTATTTGGCATATCTTCTAATTTTGGTGAACCTACTCCAATAGAATTTCCTACTTTATTCGGCATAATATTACTCTTCTAACTCTTTAGTTACTTTTTTAGTTACTTTTTTAGTTACTTTTTCAGATATTGCTTCTTCTAATGTATTACCCTTAAATCCTTGAAAACCTATCATAGCAACTCCTGTTTGCTTAGTTCCTTTATCTTCTATTTCCATAATATCAGATAATTTAATTAATGCTTTTAGCTTTTCTCCATCTTGTCTAGCTGTTAGGGCTACATTACGTATTCCCTTTAATATAAACTCTTCGTCTATACCTAATTCTGTCAATATAGGTTTAATTTCTTCCTTCACAGCCTTTTTTATCCTTTCTGTCTTAAGTAGTAATTTAACCTTTCCTTCAGCATATTTCCTATTATTAGTTTTGTATACCTTAGTATAGGCATCTACCGCATCTATACCTTGTGCTATATATAATGCAAAGAGTTCTTCTCTACTATTAGTACTCTCTCTTTCAAATAGTTGTTTACTAGAGGTATTAGTACCTCCAAAACTGTATATATTATGCCGTTTTTCCGTATCCATTACACTAGTAGGATTTATCATAAATGTGCCTGTACATGTACCTACATACTCTCTAGCGTGTTTTACATTCTTTCTATGTGGTTTCATACTCTTTCTACGTAGTATCTGGATAAAGCAACCATCATCTGCTTTTACCCAGTCGCCTACCTGTCCTTCTTTCCAGTTATCTTTGTATATAAATCCGTTAGGACACTCGTCTTCATCTTCATATACATAGTTTATAATTCCGTTTATCGTATAGTCTCTCACAGTTAGTCCTCTTTTTGTTTTTAGTTTTGTCATACTTTTTTAAAAGTATGTTATACATAACGAGTTCTAATTCTTTAATTAATCTTGTGTGCTCAGAAGCCTTTAGAGTGTATGCGCTCTAAATCAAAGAAAAAGTATAACTTTTGCAGTTATTTCTCTATGTTGTATAGGCTTACGATCCTACATAATTTCTACGATTCAGAGAAGTTTGGTCTGGACAGCTTACGCACGCTATTACCTCATGCTTGCCCCCCTCTGACATCCTACGGCCCCTTGATAGGCTATAACTAATAAGCGGCAAGATAGTTTTGGAGATTTTTCCTTAACAGTATAATATAGAAGTATTGTGTGACACTCTCCAAAAAAAATATATTTTAATTTTGAAGTCGACTTTTAAAAAATGGAGGATTTGAATGCTTGGTCTTATTACTCTATAGTACCCCTTTAAAAGGGGTTTTCGTAATACGATTTACGTTATTTATTGATTTATTATTTTTTGGTTAAATGAAAGGATAACTATTTTGGATAAGAATGTAAAGAGGACGCTGGCTAAATTAGCCGGGAACCTACAGTTCGGGGATGTAGAGATGTCTCAGAAAGGCATGAAACAGAATGAGTTGATAGCTTTAGCACACCTAGCTGCTGGGAATCTAGAAGCGTATACCGTCGCATTGGGTACGCAGACTAAGATGAATAGTAAAGAAGAGCTAGAGGCTAGTATGAAAGATGCTATTTCAGAAGGTTTAAAAGAAGGGTTTAAAGCTCTCGCTATTGGTTTAAAAGGTGATAAAGATACTACTTAATTGTAGTATTTTTATTTATTAATACAATAGTAAGGAATATCAATGAATGATCTTATTATTATTATTAATACTATACTAATACTGTATATAATCAGGTGATAGAGAGAGTATATGGTATTGGTATCTGTATTAGTATGAGGAATAGATCAAGCATACATCATTCTTTAAATAAAGTAATAAACATAACAGTAGACTTACAAAACCTATCACCTGAAAAAAAGAAGGTCCAAATACCTTTATCAATGCTATCAACCATAGTAATTATAAATTTTGGTTTCTATCTATTAAATAACCATAGAGAGTGTAAATATTTGTCCCGTTGGACAGTTGATGTTATAAAGCTTTGAGGAGGTTGACTCAGTTTATTAATGAAGTTTATCCTCATAAATCTATGTATTTATGAATGGGATTTATAGTTAATAATTTTTTCAGGACACACATTGATTCCTTGACATTAATGTGCTCCGGTTGGTATTGTAAGAGAAAAAGTCAAGGTAACGCTTAAAGGTGGTGATCTTAAGTATTTGAGAGTAGAGCGACCAATGAATAATGATAAGCGGCAATTGACGGCAACCTATTATTCTTTTTACGATAATCCGAGGTTAAATCATAAGTCGTGTGTAGTAGATACGGTGTCAATGATTGTTTTGGATGAGGTGTTAATCACGAGGGATAATTTGAGGCTGACTACAGTATGTATATAATTATCGTGTAAGATTATTGTAATTTTGTCCATATTCTTAATGGGACCGTTAAACATTATTAAGAAGATTAAATAAGGAGTTTAATTTATGTGGATTAAAACTAATACTTATATAATAGCTGTAAGTCATATTACAGACATTAGACATGCTAGAGGTGGAACCCAAGTATCATTAGTTAGTGGTAGACAATTATTTCTTACTTGTTCATTAAAGAGTTTTCGTAAAGCTTTAATGGAAAGTTTAACTACACAAGTAGTTATAGTTGAGTATGAATAATGAAGAGTATTGTACAAATTTCAACCCTCTTATTAGAGATAGTAGGAGGGATATTAATGATAATGGGTATAACTGTAGTATGGATATATTTAGGGAGCATTAATTGTTCTTTTATTAGTTATATTATTATATGTATACCATTAATACTAAGTTTTATATTTTATATCAATACAACAACATACATTAGTATGTTAATAGAGGAGTGAAATGACTGATGATTTAAAGAAAGTATTAAATAATAGCGTATCTACAATTTCTCCTTATAAAAAGGTTGGAATGTGGATGTATGATGATGACAAGCTTAACATTAAAGAAGAATTATTTATTGCAGGAGCTGATATATTTTTAGATATTGTATCTAAAGGTGAAAATTCTTGTAAAATAATATTTAGTGACCTTCCATTCCCTGATTATGATTATTCTTTAATTAGAGAAAGTAAAATAGGTGGTGGTTATAATTATAATGTATTTTATAAAGAAGATACAGAGAAATTAATAACTGCTTGGTTATGTGATGTAACAACACGATATTTCAATGGTAAGCATCCTGAAGCATTATTTGTTAAAGCTGTTAATTAATAAAATCCCTCTTAATTGAGGGTTGGACTAATACATACTTCGGTATGGACCTGAAAATCGATGGTTTAATTAGTATCGCGGCTGCATATAGTCGTCAAATAAACTCAGTAATGAGGATAAAGTTAACATTGGGTTAAGATTTAACAACCGATGTAGCGCTGTAGTAATGCAGTTAAGTATGCAATAGAGGTACCACTGACGACCTAATGGTAAATGCTAAAGGTTGAGGTGATGAGCGTGGGATGCTTATTGAGGTTAATAGCCAATAGGAGAACTCTAAGGAATTATGCAGTGACTATGGTGGTTTGTTGCGTATTCCAGTAACTTTAAGGATTGTCTTCTAGTAATAGAAGGGAGTGTTAAACTTACCGTATAAACTTTGTCACCAGCAAAGAATATATCAAGGCGTGAAGTATTTCGTATGAAAATGCGAAGCTTCAATCCAATGTGTCGTCTTGAATTTACCTGAATCTTATTTAGACGTTGAATACGTTTTACCTAAAGATAAGTAAAATAGCATGGACGCTTGAGAGCATAGGTGCCTCTTGTCGGCTGAAATAGGTCGAGTTACAAAGCTCACAAGGTTTTGTAATTGTAATGAACGTATCGTAGGTCTGGGCACAGGTCTATAGTATTATTAATTGCAAAGACAACTTAAGCGTTACGAGTGATGAGTGTAACTCATTGGCATTGGTAGTTACATCTTTGATAAAAGGGTGTGGATAATTCGGCTAACAAATAAGGCTGGAGAAAGACTACTATTAATAACTGTATTCTCAGGTTATTTTCAAATTTCCGTGTTGTTTATTAATGTGATATAAAACTATATGCTGCCCTTAATGTTCAATTGATCATTAGAGGATCCGAAAGAGCATACATTAATAAAATAATTATATGGTGGATGACGGTGGAAAGTAGTGGAAACAACGATTTTTATAAAACTCTAACAAGCTTGAGATGAGATAGTTTGTCGGCCTTTTTTAGATATTTGTATAGAAAGAGGGAGCAGTGTGTTACCTGCTTTAAATTTTTAAATAAAATAAGGAATTATATGGAGTTATTACAAAGTTTAGAACAAAAACAAAGTAAAATAAAGGTATCTTCAGCTGTATTACTATCTAATATGGTAGATAATAATGAAGGTAGTATCAAATTATGGGCAATTCCTACTATTATAGAAAAAGTTATTATATGGAATTTACATGCTTATCATAGATACCGATTTAGTCCTGAACCTTTCAGAAGTACATCTTTAGTTATTACAGATAGAAATTTACAAACTATAATAGAGAAGTTTTCAAAGATTACTTTTCCGGAATGGGAGAAAAGATTAAAGCAAGCTGATTCGTTAGTATTGCAATGTGAGGAGTTTAAAGATAAAGAGCCTGAATCTGTAGGTTAAATTTAAGAGCAACATAAGATCGTGTAATTTTAGACTCCTGTTGTGCGATAGTTGCTCTGTTATTAATAATAAAAAGGAATAGTATGAAAATAAGAAATAGTGTAAAAGCTAGAGTTGCTGCTTTTAAACTTGTCAGAAAGTTTAAGAAATTTAAAGTACCTATCGTAAGAGTTCAAATTACTAAAAATGGTATGAGAGGAGTAAGTCATAGTGGATAAATTTTGGGAAATTGTAGAATATATAGATGTATATATATTAGGTAAAATTTTATTAATCCTAGGCCTCATAGGTGCCATAATAACTATATATTGGATATTGCATTCTGGTTGGATTGAGGCAGGAATAATAGGCATAGGTAGTGCTATGCTTATCTTCCTTGGGTTCGAGCATAAACAATTTCATAATAATAAAGATTATTAAGGTAATTAAGTAAGCATATTTCAATAGTAGCATTTATCCGCTAGAGCCTTTGTATTACGCTGAAAAAGGATTACCTTATGAAGTCCTCTCGCTTGTAAAAGCGTATGCATCCTACCCAAGGGTCCTATGGTATAGTTGGGGGTGGCGAGAGGCAAGATGTACAATGAGAATGTTTCTTCCGATCTGCGCCACTTATTTACGAAATGATATGTTACTGTACTTAAGTTAATGTGACGGACATTAGAGACACTTTATATATAGAGAGATGTAGAGTCTGCAGGCATGCCGTTAAAGATAACATAAAGGAAACTGTTATTACGCTTCTCTCTATATTCATTGTATTAATTTAAATACTATTGCATGTATCAAGCTATGCTGTTCTAAGTCCGGAGAAGCTTGACTAAGTTGATTTCCAGGGCACTCTACTATTTAACTGCAGAAATAGAAAAGAAATATGAGTCACTGAGTTCAGTTGATATAAAAGCATGTATAGTATTTATAATATTTAAACTAAATAAAAAAAAGGAAACACATCAAATGAATGAAATATTAAATATATTTAAGGATGGTGTAAGACAAGAAATACCTGAAGATTTAGATAGATTTAAACCTATTTCTTTTACAGAAAGAGGAAGACTTATCTTTAAAGTAAATATAATAAAACGACTTTTAAATATTATATTGGGCTGGGATACACAAAGAACTAATTATGATAGAGATCATCCTTCTGCACATGAAATAGTTGGATTAAAAATTACTGATGGTTTTAGATTTGCACCAAAAGAAAATGATAGGTTGAGAGAAAGAATAGAATTAATGACTCAATTTAATTTATCAAGTATTTATTGGCATGGTTGGAATAGTAGACCTCAATATAATGAAGATTTAAAATCTCAATCTAAAAATCTAAATACTTTATTAACAAAATACAAGACTATTAGAAGTAAAAATAATTATAATACTTGTCTTGATATTACTATAAGTACGTTTGTAATGAATTGCATGCATGAATGTAGTGGAGATGCAGAGTTATGGGATAAACTTGCAGATTTAATAAATAATAATTCTAATCGAGATTGGTGGAATCAAAGATCTGTTACATGTTTTCTAATAGGTAGAAATAGAGGTGGTTTATCAGATATTAGAGATTTTCCAACTTCTGAAAATAATACAAGTGATAGAGAAAATCCTAGAAATTTTTCTATAATTACAAATCCAATGTCATTAGCTTGTGATTTTATAGTATTAATAAGATATTTGTTAAAACAAATTAAATTATGTCCATTAACTAATGATGAATTTCAATTCCCTGCTTTAGAAGATTATATAGAGGGTGAATTTCAATCTTTTGAAGATTCTAAGGATAAAATTTCAAATATTAATATAACTGATGCACTTATCTTGAAAGAGCCAAATTCTTTAAGATCAATTACAAAGATTCATTTTAAAGAATTAGATGCATATTTATGGCACCCAAATGGAAAAGAGCTAACTCCAGTAATTAGATCGTTTAAAGATATTCATAATAATCATTATGGTATGTATTTTTATGCTGTTAAAACTTTACGCTTTTGTACTAATAGAGAAGATGGAGAGTTAAAAATTATTGATGTTAAAAATTATGCTCATAGTGATTTAAATAATCATTCAGTATTCTATTGTACATCTGCTTTAAATGATCAAGTAGGTCGAGATTCTGAAAAATTATTCAATGAAGAAAGGGATTATATTCCAGCTATGAATACTTGCTTTAATTCTTATGGTAGTAATATTACAAGTGGAATGCAACAAAGAAGTTATTTACCATTATTTACTCATGTAAAATCGTGGTTAATTAATTATATTTGTACTAAAACTTCACCTTATAAACATCCTCGAGATGTATTCTATGGATTACCTATAAATATACCTAAATGGTATGAAAATTTACATGATGCTTCTTCAAGTGCATGTATGGCTAATTTATATCGTCATTCAATAGAAATACAGCAGAGAGATCAGGAAATAAATACAAATGCTATAGAGCCAGGGCATGAAATAAGGCCTTCAATGCAACATAAATTAAATCATGTAAGTGATGTTGATTTAACAGCATTATTAGATAATAAATGTTCAGATTGTCAATTAATCTCTACATGTTATTTAAATAAGTATGCACATGAAGCTTTACCTTCATATTATGATGATAAAAAGGCTTGTGCATTACCTGGTATAGCTCCTGAAAAGTTTGATATGCCTGGAGTTTGTCGACCTACTGTGTCGGCTGTAGAAAGTATTCTAGCTGAAGGGAGAGTAACCGATGAAGGTATAGAACCTGTATTTGAAATTATAGAAGATGTACCTTTAGAGGTACCACTTGATCCTAATATAATAACTACAGAAAATACAAGAGATTCAGAAAGAACTCCTCTTATTGAAGAAGTCGTAGATTACACAATAGAAGAAGCAGAAAGAAGAAGGGATATTATGCAAGAAATGAGTAGTTGGGCTATAACAAGATGAATAGCTTAAAACAACTCCGAAAGGAACAAGCTGTTGAAAGACAGGCAGCTAGAGATAAAAGATCTATACTTCAACAATTAGAGCTTATTAAATCTAGAAGAGGTAATTCTAAGAGAGAAGTAGCAAGGTTAACAGCTTTGCTACACTCTCAAAATAATAAAAACAGGAAGAAATAATGGTTAAAATTGACATTAAAGACTGGAATAAACTTCAAGGATATGCAAAAATGGCGTATAATGGAGTAGAAGGGCATGATATTTCTAAATGTGAAATTAGTGGAATACTAATAGCATTTAAAGAAGACAATGATATAATATTAAAACATCCTTGCATTCTTGAACAAACAGTAAGTGGAGGTAACTGTATTTTAGATAAAGCTGCTTTAGCTCAATACTATACAGAATCTTGTATGAAATATGGTACTGATATTAGATTTGTTTGGTGGCATTCTCATCATATGATGAGTGCATTTTGGTCAAGTACTGATTTGACAGCTATTGAAGAATTTAATTTAGGTGATTATAGTATGAGTTTAGTTATAAACTTAAAAGAAGAGTATAAGTTTAGAATAAATTGGTGGAAACCAGCTGCAGCTCATATAGATACTGAATTAAAAATAATCAAGACTGAACAACCTATAACTACAGAAATGATAGCTGATTTTAAATCATTAGTTACCAAGATAGTAGTTCCTGAAACTAAAGCTCTAAGTAGGTTTAATAGTTGGGCTGGTAGATATAAACAACCTAATAATTATGGACCTGGATTAGTAGATGCAACACTTATGGACACTGAAGATACAATTTATGATAAGTATTTAGATATAGCTGATGATTGTTTAGAAGAAATATATGGAGATCTTGCTAAAGAGTATGAAATGTTCTTAGGAGAATGGAAAAAGATTCAAAATAGTGCTATTAAAGATGGTATAGAAATTTTGGATATAAATGAGAAAGAATTTAATCTTTTAAAAGGAAGTAGATATGCTAATGCAACAGAATACGTTAAGCCGGCCTCTGGTAGCCAACAAGATCTTTGGCGCAGCGGGAATCAATACCCGGTATCAGGGGATTTGTGGAGAGTTTAATCAATATCATTATCATATCTTTGGTTGCGGAGCTATTGGAAGCTTCGCAGCTATTGGTATAGCTATGATGGATGGTAAAGATTTTACCCTTTATGATATGGATACAATATGCATGGAAAATGTAGGTATAAGTGCATATACTTTAAGTGATTTAGATGATACAAAAACCTTTGCCTTAAAGCAAAAATTAATAGATAATGATGCTAAGTCAATATGTATTAATGATGGATATGTAGATATAGATACTAAGTTAAACTTAAGTATAAAAAAAGAAAATATAGCTATATTATGTTTTGATAGTATGCATAGCAGATTAGAACTCGCTGAAGTATGTTTTAAAGCTGGTATTAAAATAGTAATAGATGCCCGAATGGGTGGTGAACAAATGCAAATATATACTCATAATAATTTAAAGGATTATAAAGATTGTTGGTATTCTGATGCAGAAGGTTCTACAGAAACATGCACCACTAAAGGTACAAGTTATTGTTCTCTTGTAGTAGGAGGGATAATCACAAGTCAAATCAAGAAAGTGATAAATGGTGATCCATATTCAAGAGAAATAGTTTTTCACATTCCATCTATGGGGATGGCGTGTACAACCATGGTTAAACCCATAAATAATAAAGAAAGGGAAGCATAAAATGGATATTCATTTAATGTTTAATACAGCTTCGTTTGTTTTAACGAACACAGATGCCACTACTGTTGGTGGTTTAATTGAGGAATTAGATATTCCTTCCAGCTCTACAGTTCAAGTAAATATTGACGGCGTTGTAGTTGGTCATGATACTCCATTAGTTGCAAATGCTATTGTAGCAGTAGTAGCTAAAGACAAAGTTGGTGGCTAAATAACAACTTCTGAGTAACAAAAGATTAAAGGGGAGAGATTAGGCTCCCCTTTTTTCTTAAAAATGATTGGAAAATATGTTAGAAGTAAAAAAAGATATACCAAGAACAATAGAGTATCCTATAATTGGAAAAGTTTATGATGTAACTACCAATCAAGGTAATATTCATAAGCATATTCAATTCCAAGGATATAGTAATGGAGTGGCTAAGCCTAAATATATATTTAAAGAATTAAACGGACAAAGAATCAGCATAAATCCTTCTTATGAAGTAGAAATGGCTGAGGTTTTAACGTTATAATTTCGTATATTTATACCTTCGCCCTGAAGAAATTTAACACAATAGAGAAGGGACATTATGTCTATCAAAATAGAAAAAAGGACTAAGCCGTTAACAGTAAATCCATCATTAACATTGTTATATGGTAGTAGAAAAGCAGGTAAAACTACTATGTTAGGTAAATTAGCTGAAGGTTTAGTTATAGATACAGAACGAGGAGCAAACTTTATAACTGGGGATATAGTATCAGTAAATTCTCTAGTAGATCTAAGAGATCTAGTAACTACTCTTTTAGATAATAAAGAAAATGGAAATGAATATAAGTATATATCTATAGATACTATTAATAAAATAGTAGAATGGATAGAAGAATCTATAGTTGAAGTACACAATGATAATAATAATGATAAAATAGCGTATTTCGGTGATTTAGCATTTGGTAAAGGTCATGGGATGGTAAGAGAGAAAGTCAATAAGTTGATAGATACTTTTAGCAAACTTACACCACACTTAATACTTATAGGTCATAATAAATTAGCGTCAGCTATAAGTGATAATAGTACTATTGTAGATCCTGCATCATTAAATTTAACAGGTAAGTTAAAGAATATGATAATGGCTAAATGTGATAGTATTGGTTATGTGTTTAGGGACGGAATAGATGATTCACTACAAGTTTCTTTTAAAGCTAATAATGCATTAGAAGCTGGTAGTAGATGTGAACATTTAAAAGGTAAAATAATACCATTTGAATGGAAAAATATCTTTAAATAAAAAGGGGAGTATATGTTAGATATACCAACACAACGAGCAGGCACAGGAGGCGGTGGACCGTTATATGTTAATAGCGCAATCGTTACTGATGTTAAAGCTGAAAAAGGTAAATTCTCAGAAATATCTTTAATAGTAGAAGCTGTTATGGATAATGAGCAGAAATGGGAACGAAAATTCTTCTTTAATGGAGGATGGGAACGAGATCAAGCTGGTAATATTATTGGCTGGGGAGCAATGCAAAGAGAAATCTTACCATTCTTCAAAGCTGTAGGTGTTCCAGAAGGAACTTTAAAGAAAATGGACGAAACAGGTGTAACAGGCTGTATAGCTGATTGTTTACAAAAAGGGTTTAAGTTTATATCTTATTTAAATGAAGATAATAAAAGTAGAACTTCTAAAATAATTGGCAGTATGGAAGAAGATGATGATGTATTGATTGAAAAATTTCAAGAACAACATAATTATTGGAATAAGAGAGCTAAAAAGAAAATGTGGTGGCCTAAAGACTTTAAAGGATTTTCAAACAGTGATAAAGCTGATTTTGAAATGAATAGTAGTTTTACAAACCCTACAGAAACTAAAAGCGCATCGACTGTACCATTTTAATAAATAGTTAATATATAGCGTTATTTATGTAGAGGTTTTGTTGACATTTTCCTGTATGTATTTAACGCTATTTTATTTAAAATTACAGGAGTATTTATGGAAGTATATAAAGAGTTTGTTAGTGGTCAAATTAGACATACTGCTGATATAATAAAACTCAGTGATGTAGCACAAAAAGCACAAGTTGCCAATGGAGAAGCTATGTTTATGTCTGTATATGATTTTACAAAAGATTATAAAGATTATGCAGAAGAAAAGAAGTCTATAGCAGGTTATGATGGATCTGTTTCCATATCTAAACTATTCTTTGATATAGATCTAGGAAAAGGTGAAGAAGCTATAACAGATGAGATGTGTTTAAATAGAGCTAGACAATTAGTAGTAGAATTACAAACTAGATGGGGATTAGAAGATAAATATATACAACCTTGGTTCAGTGGACGAGGATACCATATTATAACACCTGATTTCTTTGGCTTTGGAATAGGAGATGATGTTCCTACGAAAGTAAAGGCTACTCTTACACATTATTTTAAGGATATTGACCCAGTAGTCTATGACAAGACCCGGCTCCTTAGAATGGGTAATAGTAAACATCCTATTAGTAATTTATTTAAAATACCATTAAGGATTTCAGAACTTAATGATTTAAATCCTATAGGGATACAAGGTTTAGCTAAAGAAAAAAGAATACATAATGATTTTATAGTAGATTGGTCTGATTATAAACCATATTATATGGATAAAATTAAGACTAAAGTAGTTATAGCTACTCAAGACCCATTAGCTTTAATTCATACACCTAGAACTGAATTTGCTCCTCCTTCAGCATTTGTAACATGTTGTCAAAAGATCTTTAATCAAGGTCCAATTAAAGGAAATAGACATAAAACAATTTTAGTATTAGCATCCTGGTTAAGAAGAGCTGGTATAGCTCAAGAATTAGCTGGATGGATGTTAGTACATTGGTTAAGAGCAGAAATAGCTGATCCTAACGATAGAATGACTAAATCTGAAGTATTAAGGCCAGCTAATCAAGTTTATGAGAAACCATATCATTATTGGTGTAATAATCTAATTATGAAAGAATATTGTTCTGATAAATGTGTATATTATAATCAAAGAGATGATATGTCTCATTTTAAAGACAATGCAGAAGTTTCAGCTGAATTTATTGATTGGTATGTAGGATTTAATCACGATAAAAGCTTAGATATTGGAACTTTCTGTGGTGATAATAAACCTTGGTGGGCTAATCCTTCTGAATTAATAGTATTAAGTGGAGATTCTGGTGCAGGTAAAAGTGCATTTATGCAAAATCTTATGATGCATAGTGGATTAAAAACAGCATACTATCAAATGGAAATGGGTGAAGAATTAGATCGATTAAGATTTAATAAAATGTATTTTAAGAAAGATGATGATGAATTAAAAGAATATTTCTCTAGCATGTCACGAGAAGAACTTATAGAGAGTCAAAAAGTATTTGATAATATCTATTTTAAATCAGCGTCACCTAATATACATAAAATTAAGTCAGAGTTATCACTTATAAATCCTGAATTGGTAGTTATAGATACTATGGATATGATTCAAAGTAGGGCTAGAAATAGATTAGATCAACAACGAGAGATTGTAATAAATCTAAAGAAGTTAGCTATAGAAATGGATGTTATTGTGGTTGCAATAGCACATAAAACTAAGTCATCTTCAGATACACATAGTGATTTTTACAATAACGATAACAATGCAATAGCAGGAGATGGAGCTATCTTTCAAAAAGCAGATAAAATATTATTTGTTACTACACCTCATGGACAATCAGGTCGAGAAAGACATATAATTTCTTCTAAAAATAGGAATGAAGGACTTTTAGATCAAAGTATGATGTTTATAGGTGAAAAGATGCTTTATAAACCGACAAAGGAAGAGTAATGGCTAAAACAATGGATCAAATGATAGCTGAAAAATCCAAAAAAGCTCTTGTTTCGTTAAGAGTATCTATCTTAAAATTAATAGACAGTCATATAGATAAATATGATATAGAAATTAAAAAAGAGAAGGATACAATTAATGATTTACATTGGGATAGATCCAGGTAAAGGTGGTGGTATTTGTTTTATAAAGGATAGACATACAGCTAAAGCTTATAAATGTCCTGAAACTATAGAAGGAATGGCATCACTTGTTAAAAAAGAGACAAGAGGCTATAAAATAAAAGTAGCTACAATAGAACATGTACATAGTATGCCTAGGGATGGTGTCGTAAGTGCTTTCAGCTTTGGAAGAAACTTCGGATCATGGTTAGGCATATTACATGCATTAAATATAGGCGTAAGCTTAACATCTCCTCAAAAATGGATGAAAAAATATCATCCCCTTCCTAAGGAAAAAAAATCAAGAAAACATAGATTAAGAGATCTAGCTAAGAATCATTATCCAGGTATTTATTGTACATTAGCAACAGCTGATGCTATTTTAATTGCTAAATATGGAGCAGAACTTTCAACAATAGGCGTAAGTTTAAAATGATTTCTCAAGCTGATAAAATTAATAGAACTTTAGAACAATGGATAGCTAAAGGATGTATTGATTCTAAGACAGAATTAATGTGTCAAGCTATGGTATCTGTAATTAAAGAACAAGAAAGAACTAACTTATTATTATTGGAGTTATTAAATCGAACAGTCAAAGACGACGTATAATAGAGAATGTTGGAACTGTGCATTTCAAGCTCTACATAATACTCAATTTTTAGGTAATTGCTTATATTTTAGAACTATAGGAGAAGAACCTAAATCAATACCAGCACATATAGTAGATAAGGGTTGTGATTTTCATAAACCTTTCACAAGGGAACGACACCCCTTATTTAAAGATGTAATTAAAACATTTAAAGGAACACTAATATGATAGATTTTGAAAATGTATATCAAGAATGGATAGATCATGAAAATGAAAAAAATAGAATTGAAAGATACGAAGGTAATGAGAGGTGGTACGGAGCTTCTAGTAGCGGTAGTTGTCGTAGGAAGTTATATTATAAGTGCATTGACCGTGCTAAGCCTACTAACCCTATTAGTAATGAATCTTACCGTAAAATGAGATTAGGTACTATTTTCCATGATGATATGGAAAAAGCTTTAAAACTTTATAATACAAAAGAAGATAGAGCTGTAAAATTCTATTATGAAGAAGAATTACAGATGCCTGATTATAATGTTAGAGGTTTCTTTGATTGTGTTATGGAATGTGAAGACGGGAGTATTCATTTATATGATTTCAAGACTACTAATAGTAACTCTTGGAGATATAAAATAGGTACTAAAACTAAACCTATAACAAAAGAAGACCCACGATATTCTATGCAATTAGGAATGTATGCTGTTGGTATAGAACAGAAGTTTAACAGAATAGACAGTATGGGCTTAGTCTATTACAATAAAGATACATCAGCAATGAAAGTTATAGATGTTCCCTTATATTGGATGGCTAGAGCTAAAGAATGGTGGGCTCAAACAAATAAAACACACGCACAAGGGTTACCACCTTTGAGTCCAGGAGATAGTCCTTCTGAAGGCTGGGAGTGTAATTATTGTGAGTGGAAAGACCACTGTTTAGGTATATTTTACGGATTTTAAAATACAAGGAAATAAAATGAAAGATTGGACAGAGAGAGTAGAGGAATTAAATCCAGATGAACAAAAATATAAATGCTCAAATTGTGATAATAAGTATTATAATGATCATTTTGATTTAGATGAAGATGGAGAAATTTGTAATGAATGTTTTAAAGAAAAGGAAGTATAAATGATTAGAGAAAAAGGTGAGAATATACAGGATCATGTAGATGAAGAAATCTCAGAATTAGATAATTTATTATTTGCAATTGATAATGTAGTTACTACTTATAAAAAGTCAGGTATTCAAATTGAGGCTATTGATAATCTAGAAGTATCTTTAGATAGATTTAATACACATCGAAATAAAGTAAATAATATAAATATAGATTGGAATGTACATAGTTGGAGGAATGAATGTTAGATAGTATATTAATATTTAGTTCACCTTTTATATTATTAGGTATATTGGTCTATTTATTTTATAAATATGGAGAAGAGTAAAATGCAAGAATATGAAGATTGGTGGGCAGTAAAAGGAGATGATATTAGGAATAAAAAACTTATTCAGCCTAATACAAAAAATTTCCCAGTTAAATTATGTACTGAATGTAATAAGGTTTGGGAAAAAAGTGGTAAAATAACCTTAATACATTTAGATTTTCCAACTTATGGATTAAAAAGAGAAACATGTACATATTGTACAGAGAAAGAGAGTGAAAGTAATGTTTAAAAAAATAATTAATAGAGCAAAAAAGTATAACTTGAGGGATTTGATAGAGCAATTAAATATAGCTGGAGTTATAAATACTAATACTGCTAGTCAAGAAGTATTTGCTAGTTATTCTGTAAAAAATTTACAAAACAGAGTGAAATATTTAGAGAAACATTTATCAGGTTTATTAAATCATTTAAAAATAAAGCCTAAATCAAGCATGATTTTTAATGAATTGCCAGAAGGAGAGACTAACCATCTTTCATATTTTGAAGATGATGAACAATTACCATTTTAAAAGGAAAAGCTATGTTAACAAATGTAAGGGATACTAGTTTAATGGCATATAAAGATATTAATGCTAATGGACAAGTAGGCACTCAAAAAGAGCAAATATGCTCTAAAATGATTGTAGGGGTAGATTATTCTTTAAGAGAATTAAAAGATCACATTGGAACTATGGAAATGAGCTCTATATGTGGAAGAGTAAATTCTTTAAAGAAAGAAGGTAAGCTGTTAGAAGTTGAAAAGAGAAGATGTACTATTAGTGGAAGACTTATTACCCCTGTAGTTTTATCAACTATTAATAGTGAATTAGAACTATGAATCAAGTTGAATATATTGAATTTTTAACTAAAGTTGTTAATCCTGCTGTGTCTAAGATGCGGCAGGAAGGACAGAAAGAATATGCACAAGATGATGAAAATATCTTTGCAAATTTTGAAAGAGTAGGAAGTAGGTTAAATATCGATCGTAAGAAGGCTTTAATGGTTTATCTGCTAAAACATATAGATGGTATTAGTTCCTTCGTTAACGGTCATGTGTCGCAGCGAGAAGCTATAGGTGGAAGAATAACTGATTCTATTGTATATCTTAATTTACTCTGGGCTATGATAAATGAAAATGGGGAGTAAAATGAGAACTTTTGGGAACAAATGGGGGTAAATGGGGGTGAGCATTATAAAAAATAGACTTTTAGAGGATATGATGATATATCCTGAATTATATAACTTAATAAAAAGGGAAGAATGTGAAAGACAAGAAAAAAGAAAGTCCTCTAAAGACTTATCGGATAACTTATTGGGACGAGTTGCAAGACGACAACATGTGGGTAGAAATAAAAGCCCCGTCGGAAAAGATAGCAACCAATAGAATAAGAGGAAGACAAATCTTAAGAATAGAGGAGGTTAAGTGAGTAAATGGCTAGTCAGTATAGAAGTGCAAGGCTGCAGTAAAGAAGTAGAGGCTGATTCCCTGGTTGAGGCTGGGGATAAGGTCGCTAAATGGGCTGAAGATCGTTATGGTCTTTGGAATTGGTTAAGTCTAAATGGACGAGTTGAAATAGCTAAAAATGTAAAGGAAAAGAAAAAGAATGATAAATCCAAATCAAAAGTTAGAGGTAGTGACTCTAAGATCAAAAACTGAAATAAGACATCCTAGATGGGAAGGAAGATCTGTAGCTTCTAAAAAAGACATGCTTAATTTATATACAACTATATTAGACAAAAAAGGTGTATATTTTCACCTAACTAAATCCTGCTTAGATGTTATATATAGACGATATAAAGAGTTAGGTGGTGCTAAAGAGTACAGTTTTGCATGAGAAGATGCAACCATGTGCTAAGTGTGGAATGCTAATTAATTTAAATAGATGCCATGAGTGTCCTAATTGCGGATATGAGGATGATTGAGGCGCCTTAGTTTATCACAGGAGTGATAATGAGATTAAAACAAGAAATATTAAAAGAGATAGAGGATACAAATATGACGATTGAAAAAATGAGATTAACTGGAGTAAAAGAAGAAGAATTAGATTACTTTATAGGGTGGAATCAAGCCTTAGCTTGGATACTTACTACTGATCAAGTTGAGGCTGATGCATGAAAACAGAAACTAAAAACAAAGCTATATTGGGAGAGTTAATAATAACTATTATGCAAATATATAAATCTAATATAGATAGTCTAACGCCTTATGAAATTATATCACTTATAAACAGTAAAGTTTATTATGCTAAAATCCGTATTGAGCGACATCGGATTTAAGCTCCTTTGAATAACCGCAAGTTAGTCAGTGTAGCATAAGCCTGATTCCTTATATCTCGCTGACTAACATTTTTCTTTCTCTTTTCTTTTTTTCCTATTTGTACATCAGGTAAACCTGCCACAGAGTTATAAAAGTCAGCACCTTTAGCGATAAGAGGTCTTTCCATTCCAAACCATTTTTTTATATATTTAGGATAATATGTTCCAGTCATTAAGCGTTGAACTTGCTCCCAATCCCCTTTAAATACTGCTGGCGCTATTTGCATACCCCATCTAGCCCCTGCAATTGAAAATGTTCTAGCTACATTATAATTCCAATCAGGATCGCCTGGATCAAAGTTTAAATTTCTTAAATCTCTATATTCATCAGGGTTTAATTTTAAAAAATCAAATAATTGCGCATATGACATTAAATCACCTACACCTGGGCCTCCAAGTAAATGTGCCAATAAGCCTTTACCATAAGTCGCATTATAATGTTTGAGCATTTCTTCTTCACTGGCATCAGGATCATTCATAAAATAATCAGCTAAAACTTTTACATCTTGTAATACAGGATCATCTATTAAGCCACTACTTGAGTTTCCAAGTAAACCAGGGATACCCCCAAAATCAAGCCCAAACCCTACAGCTGTAATTAGTGGAATTATTGTATTAACAAAACTAGCTCTTATTATTCGATCTATTGTAGGATTTAATATTTTATTTCCAGAGACAGGATCTATAACAATATGATCACCTATCATTATATCGGTACCACCTTCTTTTATTAAATTATACATCATATCGAAATATGCAAATTTAAAATGTTTAAATTGGCCAAAGACCTTTCCACCTCTAGACTGTAATACTTTTGCCTTTGACCATCTATTATAATCATAATGAATTGTCTTTACCATATTAGCAGCGATATTACCAGAAGCAGCCTCTATTTTATCATAAACCTGTCTATCTGAAATTTCATAAGGTTCTACAATCTTACCTTCAGCAGATTTAGATTTAGCTATCTGACCTCTATGCCATTCCATTTTTTCTTTAGTTGCCTCACCTAAAAAAGCATTAGCAAAGGATGTTTTAAAAGTACTTTCTCTGTTTTTATTCTCAGCCCAAGCCATCATTTTAGCTGGTCCCCAAATTTTACCGAGAGTCTTTTTTATCATAGCAGGGGTAGCATTAGGCATAGCATCAGCTAATTTTTCAGCAGAAGCAAAAGCCCCTAAACCTGAAGCTAAAGCTTGAGTATATGTAGGGTCATTAGATCTAATTAACTCCCCTTTTGCATCTATTTCCATTCCTTTAAATGTTAATATTGTATCTAAGGATCCAGCGGTAGCTGCACTTAAAGAAGCTCCAGCTTGATTCTCCCCTATTTTTAATCCAAATCTACGCATTTGACGAGTCATCATCATTGCATTATTAATATTTTCACCTTTAGCGCTAAGTCTTGATGTTGTAGCATAAAACTCTTTAGCTCTCCTTAAACCTCTTTTTCCAAACCACATCCAATTCTGATATTCCCATAGCCTATTCTTTATACCAGATTTTATTCCCCACCCTAATTTAGCAATATATTCCCAAGCATTGACTACTTGGATAGCTCTATCGAGCTCTGTTATCTCACCTCTATTCTGATTTAAAACAGATTCTTTTAGTTCTTGTAGTACATTTAATTTATATTGAGCATATTCATTTAAAACTCCTCCATTTCTAATCATTTTATGCATCCCAGCTATACTGTCTAAATAAGCCTCAGACACATGAGCTCTGAAATTAGCATTAGATACATCATTTACGTATTTAGGTAGATAAAAAGAAGGATCCATTGTAACCCAATGTTGATGGTCCCCTTTAGGAGTTAATCTATCAGTGATAGTATAAGGTTGTACTGATTTTTCCAGCTGATTTATAAATTCCGTTTTAGTTAGTGGATTTTGTTCAGCTTTTACCCAGTTAGAAGAATTGCTTAATGTAAATTCTTGAATCTTTCTTAAGGAAGAAGCTAACCCTATTACATATTCAGGAGCGAATTTTTTAACCCCTTTTGCTATTACATATTCCCCAGTTTCATAATCATAAACTTTGTATGGCATATTTTTTCTTGACTTATGATCGTAAACCATTAAAGTACCGTCTTTATCTTTAAATATAGAGTTAGAATCTATTTTAGTTTGCACTAATAAAGTATCTATAGCTCCTGTAATTTTATCTAGTATAGGTTTAAAACTAGTAACATCAGCTGTGCTGGCATATTTTAGTATAATCCTTTTAGTTGTTTGAGCTGTATTCAGCAAATCTTTAGCCGTACTAACTCTTAGTATGTTATATTCGTTAACAATACCTCTCTCTAATTCAGTTTCAGGAGTTTTGTTACCTATTAATAGATCATTAAAATCTTTTAGTACTTTACTGGACTTAGTTTCATTTCCATTTCCAGTAGATTGGCCAGTGTAATCCATAAGCTCGGCTAAAGCAATAGCTCTCTGGGTTTTATTAGTAGCCTTAGCAAGATTAGCCTCTAATTTTTTAAATTCAGAAAATTCAGCTTTACTAAAACCCCTATCTCCAAACATTTGAAACATATCATCTAATAGTTTATTTACATGTAGAGATCCTTGGCCTGTTCTTCTCTCACTAAAACTTTGAGCATTCTCAAGGTCTTTATAAAACTTAGCCCCTTCTTTCCATTTATCAAATATACGCTTAGGAAGTTTGAAATAATTAGAAAACTTAGAGCCAGTAACTCCAAAATTACTATCGATATGATTGCTTACGTATTTTTTAAATCTTTTCATATCATATTTATTAACATCCCAATCTTTAGATAATTCTTTCCCTCTGTTTGCGTTTTTCCACATCCAGTTAACAAGGCCAACAAGTTCTTTTCTATTAGATGGATCCTTCATAGGACCTATAAAATCTATAACCTTTTTATTTTTTTCCAATTCAGCTGTAATTTCTACTATACCTCTTTTGAAATCATCAGATGTTGAATTTCTACCTGTACATATATTTGCAAACATATTTCTCCTTAATAATGACAGTTAAATAGCTGTTCTTTTATTGATTCTGCAGCTGTTTTATTTTTTAAGTTCTCAGAGCCAAGTCTACCAGCTTCACTAAAAGTTACTCCCGTAGATTCAAATATTCCATTAACTCCCACTGATTTCTTTTCAGAGCCTCTCCATAACCTATTATGGATTATATGAGCCTGATTTGATTCAGATAATGGTTTATTATTCATCACAGTTGTAAGTCGGTAAACCTCAATAGGATTTAAAATATTTTCACCAGTTAAATATCCAGTCATAATCTCTCTAGCATGTTCATTTAACCCATCGGCTGTTAAAAATTCAGGCTTATTTCTTCCAGGAGCAATTCTATTCTTCCCTAAAATAGGACTTCTAGCCTCTTCAAATGATTCAAAATTAACAAAATTACCAGCCTTAAATTCCTTACGAGCTCTTTCATTAAATTCTATAGCCCAGCCTTTTTTACTTTCTGTAAGAACATGTTTACTCCACTCTTCACCTAAAGCTCTGCTTATTTCTGGAAACGTACCATTCCTAGCTTTATCTAAGAATCCTATAGCTGTTATTTCATTGCCGTTCTTTTTAAAAGCTACACTTTTAATCATATCTGTATTATTAATACTCCATATACCCCATGTATTTTTTTCAACATTAGGAGCCAGCATGTATCTTAAAAACTGCAGAGCTGAATCTGAGCCTCTATTTTTAAGTAGGCCTGTCACTTCGTTTAAAACATCATAAGTCATAGCCTCATACATTGAAGCCTTAGAGTCTTTAGATTGAAATTCACTACTTGTTGTAAACTTTTTTCGTGTGTCTTTTGAGGCTTGTATAAAATTTATATATCTTCCATAAATATATTGCGCTTCTTGAGCAGATAAGGATTTTAATCTACCAGCAAATGCACGAGATTGACCTCTAAATATTTTCTGTTCACCACTATTCATTGCTACATATTCAGTAGGGTTCTCTATAACTATATCCCCTTCCTTGACTTCATATTTTTTCCCTTCCTTATATTTAATAGTGTTAGATGGTTTCTTTGTAGTCTTGTCAAATTTAATTACATGAACTGGGCCATTATAGGCTGTCCTTGTACCAGCAAATCTAACTATATCCTGACTAGTTGGTTTTTCTTGATCATATAACATTTTTGTATGAAAATAATTACTAGCTTCAATATATAACTTATTTAGTCTAGCTTGTAAAGCTTCTAGTTTTTTATATTGAGAAGTCTCTTTTTTCTTAAAATTCTCAAATTCCACCATTCTATCGCCAACCTTCTCTAGGTCATATTTAATTCTAGATACAGTCATATGTAGATTCTCACTACTTTTTATTTCATTTATTGCCTGAGTATATGCATAACCATCTCCTGATTTTGTAGCCTTATCATAAACATAAGCTAATACACCTGAAGAAGCAGGGGTACTATTATAACCTATTAAACTTTTCTCTGCAGCCTCCATAGATTTTAAACCCTGTATTAGAGGATGATTAGATTCTCCATACTCAGTGCCGCTATATACCTTATTACCAATCCAATTTAATATATTTTCAGATAATCCAGCATATGCATTTTCTACCCATTCCTTTTTTTCAAAATCCCAACGTCCACCACTATTCTTTATCTTGTATTTAATTTTATTATAAGCCTTAACTAAGTCATGTCTTGTCATAGGAATAGAAGACCCATCACTTAATGTTTCTGTTCTATTAGCTAAATTAAACAGACTATTTAAAGGTTTTATTATATTATTAGTAATATGCATTCTGGCATCTCTCGCAGCCTGATCACTACTCCATCCGACAACCTTATCTTTCCTGAGCAGCTGTAAAATAGGTAGAACATTCCCATCATTTGATCCAAACCAAACTAAACCTTCAAGATCGATACCATTTAAGTTTTGCTGCGTTTTATATATATCAATAGTAGATTTTATCATACGTTTCATATACTGAGTTGTGCTAATTAAATCAGACCCCGCAGCTAAACGTATATTATATAAGTCATTCCCGCTTTTAAATGACATTAAATTCGTTGTGTTGTAACCCACCCCTACTTCTGCTGATCTACCACCCTTTTCAGCGGACATTTCCATCTGAATATCCATATCCCTTGCTTCTCTAGGCCAATACTTACCTTTACTACTCTTTCCTGTCATTTGATATAGCAAACTCATTGTGTTCATATTTCTAATCAGCGGGGCTCTTTTTCTCTCTATAACAGCTAAGGCAGCAGCGTAATCTTTAATCCCGTCGCTAGAAAATACAAACTCTTTCAGCATTTCTTCGGCAAAACTTTCAGAAGCTGGAGACTCAAAACCTTGAAGGTCATATATATCTTCCATAGCTCTTGAGCTTAAGTTAGTAAAATTTGCAGATTTATCTAAGTCAAAATCTGCATCTTGAGGTTCTAATACATCCATAAAATTCATTTCAGACACAGGCCCTTTCGTTTCGCCCATAATCTTTTCAATCTTAGTAATAACTCTATCATTTACACCTGCCATAGGAGTTCTAACATTTACTTCAGAGAAATAAACACCTTGGTAATGATTCCCATTTTCACCGAGCAATGTATGGTCATATTCCCGCTCTCTAGTAAAATCTTCTCCTTTAACGCCTTTTAAAAATTCTAAACTTCCTCTTTTTGTCAGTAATACATCATTTGATCCTTTCGGTGAAGAGGCACCTGCAAGTCTATTATTCATTATTAGACGCATTGCCCCAGGAGTGTTTAAAGCAGGAATAGATTCTCCAAATGCTAATTCTATAATAGCGTCATTAAAAGATCCAATGTTTCTTTTAGAAAGATTCTTCTGTATAGTTCTAAAATCTTCCAATATAATTTTTTTAGCCTTATCTATATTTCCTTGCAAAGGCATTCCAGTCTCTTTATACATTCGAGGGTCGTTAATACCCTTTATTGTACCATTTGTTAAAACTAAGAGCTCTATGCCTCTTTTTAAATTAGTTTTATCAGACAAAGCTTTTCCTACTCGGAAGATCATATGATGGCCATTATCGCCTCCCCCTAATTGCCCGTCTATAGAAGTTGTACCAGCCTGAAAATTCATACCAGAACCTCCAAATCTAAGTTTACTTGCTCTCTCTATTTGCGGAATGGATAAATCTGACCCTGGAACCATAACTGGATACCTTCCAAAACCTGTTTGTGCTGTTGTGAAATTTCTATTTCCTAAATATTCTGATACTACTATTTTATCAAGTTGAGCTAACATATTAGAGAAAAGAGGTATGCCTCCTGATGTAACAGCCCAATCTAATCCTATTAATTCAGTCATAGAATTTCCATCTTGAGCGCCTATATTTCTTAAATGATCAGCTAATTTTATAGAGTATAATGGATTATTTTTTAAATTATTTATATGACTATTCATAGTAGAGACGTTACCCTGAGTCCCCATTTGAGTAGAGATACTATTAACAGCTCCATCAGATAACCAGTTATACATACCTGTAGTAACAGTAGCATTATGCTCTGAAGCTGTAGACTTTATAAATATGTTATTTCTATCAAGTTCTACAATTGGTATTGATTTAATATCTGCATCACTTAATTTTGTTATATGTTCTATTAGACTATGATCCCAGGCCTCATTAGCATTATTTTTAGCCAAATCAACCATGTTCTCTGATACATCCCATGAAGGCCTTTTATACTCTTCTCCAAAACCTGTTTTATTTTGATTTAATTTACTAGAGCTTTCAAATGATATTGCATCTACACCTAATCTTTCCATAACCTTATCAAACACAGGATTATAGGTATATGCAGTCTTAGCTATATATACAGATACTTCTCCAGTTTGTGAGTTTATCTTTGTCTGAAAAGCTATAGGCTTAACAGCATTATTAAATCCTATTATATTGCCCGCTTTATTAGTAATAAACATATCCTCGCTAGCACCTTGACCTACTAAAGTTGAAATCATTTCTTTTAAGCTTATAAATTTAGCTCCATTAGTAACGGAAGCCTTTACACTTTCCAGCTTTTCTGTCATCTGGTCAGCAGCTTCGTTTATTCTTGATTCATTAACACTTCCATCATTATTACGATACCCATCTCTCTCAGCTAATAACATCTCTCGATACAAAGCTTTTGCTCTTGTATGTGAGTCGAAGAATATTTCTCCATTACCACTTTCATCGTATATATCTAGAATGCGTTGAGTTGGTCTATCTTTCCTATGCTGTAAAGCGATACCTAAAGCTTTACTACTAACCTCAGGTAAGTTATCCTTTTGAGCGTCAAAAAAGGCCTGAGTGAAGTCATATAATTTATCACTTAGTGGCATTCCTGTTCTTGGAGCATCTAGCTTTAAGTATTTTAGCAACTTTAATGTGGCAGGGGTATCGCCAGCCCCTCGATCCATTATCAGTTCTCTAGTCTTATGAGCTCCAGATCTTAAAACTCTAGTAAGTAATACTAACTCTTGTACATGGTTAACTTCAGAGTTTTCATGAGTAGATTTCAAACCATTTAAGTAATCATTTACCATATCAATAGCTTCAGCTTTATTGATAGTTCTTGCCCCACTTCCATCTTTAGCAGGCATACTTGCAGATATAACAGCAGTAAGATCAGCTCTTAAAGATCCAGGCTCATTACTTGAACGTTCCCATGCGCCTATTATTTTATCAAAGGCTGAACTATGTACCATAATGCCAGTCTTCTCATCTAATTGAACATGTGAAAATACTGACCTTGTAGATTGATCACTTAGAATAAGGGCTTTATATTTGTCCATTAATGATTGTTCAGTAGGACTTAATAGCTTATGAGTAGTTAATTCAACATCAATTCCCTGACCTGACTTAGTTATTATATCATTTATCATCTCAAGAGTGAAAAAAGATCTAGCTTTTCCATCAACTACGCCTGTACCAGAAAGAAGAGAAATAGCATGAGGTTCATTTTCTAAGCCAAAATCAGTAATCATTGAATTTATACTCTTATCCCATCGAGATATTGAGCTTTCTTTTATATGGAATGTTCCATCTCTAAATTCCATAGTTGGTATTTTTTTAGAGTTTAGACCTCTAGATAATAAAGCAAATGTATCTCTTACAAATAATTTATAGTCCCCAGTTGCAGGATTACTTTCAATGAGAACCCTTTGTGATTCCATCATTGGAGAAACAACTGAGTTCATAAAACTCTCCAATGTAAAACCTTCCACTTTTCCTGACTCTGATTGAACCAGCTGGTCTAACATATCATTGACTTTTATATTCCCTACCGCTTTTTTTAATTTACCTAAAGCTTCATTAGTCAAACCCTTAAAAGCGTCAGGCATAGAATCTTTAATAAGCTCCAAAGATTGACCTTTTAAAATACTAACAAAAGCATCATTAAGCCCCCATCTAGATTTATATTTAGCGTCAGATATTGAAACGGTATTAGCATGAGGTCTAGCTGTTCTATCCATAGAGAAGGCAGTTTGATTTGATATATCTTCTATAAATGAGTTTAACTCATCCTCTGAGCCTAAAAAGATATGCTTAGAATAATCTTCTTTAACCTTACTCATAATATCATTAATTTTCTCTCTTATCTTTTCAATACTTGCAGATGATTTTATAGAGAGATTTTCTCTTATTTCATTTCTTACCTCAGCTATTTTTTCATGTTGCCCAGCTAAAATTCTCAAACCAGCAGCATCATTTGTTTCTTGATAATATTTAAATCTATTTACAAAAGTAGAATAATCATCAAATAAGGAGTTAAAAGACTCTCTTAATTTACTATCAGCTGCACTTAACTCGCCTTTTGTTATATCTTGATATATATCAAGAGAAGTTCTTGCATTATCTAACCCAAGTTTACCTTGAGATATATCTCCAACTACAGCATTAAAATTTTCAGCTATATTAGCGTCTAACATATTGGTAATTTCTATAATCTCTTGTTTGACTTCATTTAATGAAAATCTATCGCTATTAATACCAATACGATCACCTGCAAATTCAATTCTCCCTCCACCACGTAAAGCTTTAATTATAGGCTTTTGAAATAAGTTCTCATATTGATCTATAACTTGACTGATTGTTTTTACATCGGAGCCGTCAAGAGATCCATCAGATAATAGTTCTCGAAGTCTCTCAGCTTTTATTATGATTATCCTGTCTTTTAATTTAGTTCCTATTTTAGAGTTGCCATCCATTATATTTGATAATGCTCTTTTTATAGGGACACTTATATTAGTATCAGAAGTTAGCCTATCGATAAATTCAACATTCATAGAATTTTTAAGCTCCGATACTCTAGCAGTATTTTCTAATAAATCTCCAAACTCTCTATTAAATTCCTCCCGTAAAGACTCAATCTTAGGTACTGAAACTTTAACCTTACCTTTTGTAGCCTTAAAGGTATTAAAACCTGAAACTATATCAGAGATACTTTTAGCAAATATAGCTCCTTCAGGTGAAAGTGTGCTTTTTCCGTCAGCCTCAACCTCTATTTCTACAGCGCCTCCCATGAAGTTTCTAAGCTTCCCTTTAATCGTGTCAATATCCTGGCTCTCGCCCTCTCCAGCGAATAATTCAAAAGCCCTACTATGTCTTTTATGATCAAAATTTGTTTGTATTCCATTCCATATAGAGGCGCTATTTAATATATTGCTATCTAGGTATTCTCCAGGTTTTACACCTGTATATGACTCTTCTCTCCATCTAGCATTACTTGCACCTTTTTCACCTAATGCATATGCATGCATGCTTTCAGTGTGAATATCATAGGCCTTTTTAAAATTACTAGCATGGTCAGCTGTAATAGTATGTCCTTCATAACCACCTTTACTTTCAGCAACCTTAATAAGGCCGGAGTTCATTCCTTTATTAATAGCGCCTGTAAGCACTTCTCTCTCTAAATAGAAATCCCCGTCGACTCCACTAATTTCACTAATAACCTCTTCATAGTTTCTAGGTAATGCCAATTTTCCATCAGCACCTATTTCAACATTTAGTCCTAAGGCTTTCATTGAATCTTGGATGTAGCGCATATGCTGGTCTTTTAATTGTTCCGCAACTCTTATAGATCCATTTCTTAAGGTCTTCTTCACAATAGTAGCTACATTGTTAACTCGTAAGGTTTTACCACCAACTTCCTTAGATGTAATTGATTCTAAGAAATTCACAGCTTCAGATTCATTCATTAAGGATAATACAGTATTTCTTTTTCTTATAACAGGGTTAAGTATAGATTCTATTTCCTGAGCTATCATTAATTTACTATCTAATACTGAAGCCTCATCATGCTTACCTTCAGCCTTTAATGCTCTAACTTTTTCAGCTATTTTGCTAGCCCACGGCATATATAAGTCTTGGATACCCCCTGAATCTACTATTTCAATATTTCTTTCTAATCTTTTAGCATTACTTTGCAGAGTTGTTTTATTCTGGTCAAATACATCATTAATATGTACTAATCCTTCATCCATCTCTAAAGACTGTCTTATAACACTATCTTTTATAACTTCTGATAAGCTTGGATTAAGTTGAGCTAACGCTTCAAGATATTTCCCACTAGCTCCCATTTCCTTCATAGCATTTAATAGTTTGAGAGTTTCTCCTGACTCTCCAGTTTTTAAACCTTTTTCGTCAAAGAAGTTTATTTGACGTCTATAAGCAGGTTCATCTACCCCTGTTTTAAACCCAACTCGTCTTCTTTTCATATATAACATACCTACAAAATGATCAACAGATGCTTGGGACCAAGGATAATCTTCTGTGCCTATTTCTCCATCATCATATCGCTGTAAATATCCAGCCCAGTTCATCAATAAAGATCCAACTGTAGCTCTAAAGAACGAGTCTTTACCATCTTTAGCTATTTCTCCTATCATTCTTTTTACAAAAGATCCAGAAATATCATTTTTTACAATCTTTAAGATTTCATCAACACCCTGTACTAATTGTTTTGTTTTTTTACCTTCATCTAACATTTCTTGTGTAATACTAGTCTTAAAAATCTTACCTGCGTCGTCACGTAAAGCGTAAAACATAGTTCTAGTTGCGGCTAATTTCTTATCCCAAGACAGTTTATTTAAGTTTCTAAATCTAACCTTTGCAGCCAACCCTATAGATTTTAAATCAGCAACCATGCCACTTTTCCCAAACGCAACATCCTTTCCACCAGGAAGACCTCTTACAGCTGCAAATAATCCACCCATAGTCATACCATGCATAGCTCTATCACTAATACTTTTTCTTTCCCACCGCTTCTCGTCCATATTATTATAATTAGCGAAAAGATCACCAGCTTCTCCAGTTAGTACATCAAAGGCAGCTAATGTCAATCCTTCGTGAACAGCAGCCACTAAATATTGCCCTATAGCCTCACCTTTAAAAGCTTTACCTAACGCTGTATGAGCATATTGCAAAGCTAATTCTTTATCTATATTTTTAGGCCCATATTTAGATATAGTTGTAACAATATTTTTCACTAAATCCTTTGGTAAATCAGCCCTACCTGTAATCTTTATAAGTTTTTCAGTAATAGCTTTTGTAGTAGCTACCCCAATTGCCTCATGAGAGGCAGGGTTCATCATTATAGTATTTATTTTCCCACTTCTACCCCACCAGTGTCTGGCATTTCCCCAAACACCACCTGGCCCAGCTTCATTTTTTACAGCTTTAATCGCTGTATCTGACGCTTTTGTTATAATTTTATGTCCAAACCCGACAACATCATCTATTTCTCTTTTAGATATTTGTTTTAATGTAGATTTACCAAGTAATTCTGTAACCTCTTCAATTGCCTGTTTTTTTAATTTTGAACCTTGCCATTTTACAAGGCCTTTAGCTGCTGTTCTTAATAATGGTTTACCAACTAACCCTGCAATTTTTCCTGCGGCTCCGAATCCAGTAAATACACCGAGTGTTGTCCCTACTAAATAACCAGCTCTTCCAGCCCAACTTTCATCTTTCCACTCTTGAGACCCAAATTCTTCAGCTAAATTCTCAGTTTGCATTCCCCATACATTAATTCCACCTTCTTTTGTCTGAGAGACTATATCTATTAATGTTGGAACTATAAATGTCTCCATTCCTCCCCAAATAAGATTTCCAGCAAAATCAGTAATTGCATAGTTATCAGGATGAAAACCTTCAGTAGCCTTTATACTGCTAGTAGTAGGGGTAGTAGTAGTTGGTTCGGATAAACTACGTAATTCTTTTAATATATCAGCTTGATTTAATCGTTTTGCCATTAGGATAACCCTTTCGTATCGCTACCAATCTTTTTTAAATAATATATTTTTTGAGGTATAGACATATTTTGAAACTCTTCAGGAGCATATTTTGACCAGTTATGCAAAGCTGCGTCTAGAGATTCTAATTTGTCTGGAGATGCCGCTTTAGAAAATAAATCATATTGGATTTCTATTTCTTCAAGAGAATTTAATTGTAAAAATTTCTTTAATTCGACATCTTTTATAACTATATGAGGGGTTAAATACCATATCTCTCGTTTTATTTTTTTATGATCTATATTGTAATTCAAATTATCTTTTTCAGCTAGTGGGTCTTTTAATAAATTTTCTAATTCAAAATATCTATCCACTATATCTGATCTATTTTTATAATCAGATATATGTTTACCTCCTTTTATAAAATGTTGTGTTGCAGCAAGTTTCCTAACTCTCGCATTTTCTTTTTTTGTTTTTTCTATAAAGTTCTTAACACCGCCAGTAACAGAATTAAAAACTGAAGTTATGCCACCATAAATATCTTCATCTGTCACATTAAACTTTTCATCAAGTTTATTTAAAGCTTCTATTACAGTATTTTTAGTAGAGGTAGAAGTATCTGCAATTGAATTATTATTAATATTGTCAAGGTCAATTGTTATTTGATTTGTATGGCTAATTGGTCTTGCGTCGTTTACTTGTGGATTTGCGGCGTAGAGAGCTTCAAGTCCAAATAAATCTCCTGAAGATTGAGAATCATGCAATATCTTTGTATTATCTTGAATATTACCCCACCATGATTCACTCCAGCCTTCATTATCTACATTTATATTATTATCTATTTTAAGCGGGTCCGAAGAAAGTGGTTTCACCGGAGGTGGTTGGTAGTAGTTAAATTTAGGGTCGAAATCTGTTAACAATGTCGATGTATAATCTAAGTCGCCTATATCATCTAATTGAATATGAAGCAACTCAGCCGTATAATTATCATACTTATTAATAGCCTCTTTTATTTTATTAAACCCATTTAGACCCATAAAACCTAATTGATTGTAAATATCTTCATTAAGTTGCCCAGCTTCATCTTTCGGGGTGTAAGCAGACATTATAGATATTAATGATTCGGTAGCTTGGATTATACCTCCAAAGTTTACCCCCACCTTATTATCTTTTGAACTTTCCCATATACTAAACCCATCTACAAGTTGTACAGATGCGTTTAATAATTGCTCATAAATTATCTCTCTCTGATTAACCGCATTTTTCTCTGTACTTGTATTAGTTAATATATCCTTAATTTTATCTGGTAAGAATTGAGCTAATATGCCAATCTTAGTGTTAGTTAATAATGCCTTTGCATTTAAATCCTCTTCACTGCCTTCTACCCATTTCTCTTTCTCTGTTGTTGCATGATATGCAAGAGCTGCATTTTTTATAGGATTTATCACAGGATATAACGTGTTAGCTACTTTTGCAGTTATGTCTAATAATGTAGTACCTAAGTTCGCTATATCTTTTTCTAATAAAGCTTCGTTTCCATAACCATTTTCATAATCTATCATAGACTTATTAGCTGTATTGACAGCTTTATCAGTTACAATCATCGCAGATATAGCATCAAAGGCGGCTTCAGTAGGTTTGAATACTGTATTCTCATACTCCCCCATCTGTAAACTTTCAAATTCATTTGTCAATGCTATTCTTAAATCATCTTTAGAAACAGTTCTTGGATCTCCATCAAAAGATGCAGTATTTGTATTAAGCACAGCTGTGCCCATAGCTCTATAGGTATTTGCACTCTTTATAGCATGAGTGTACTTCTTTGATTGTGTTTTAAGCTGGTCCTCTAATATCTCAACTTCCGAACCTAATTGCTCTAATATAGGTGTATTTATATCTCCTAATATAGTTCCAGCATTTCCAGATGCATAAGTTCCAGCTTTATCTAATTCTTCTAATGCATATCTAGAATAATCATCGCCAAATTGTAATTGTTCTATACTACTCTGTTTTTTATCTAATTGAGTTCTCAATCTATTCATTTTATCAAATTGAAGTTGAATAAGAGTATTTTGCTCTTGAGTGCTTTTTTCAATTTGCATTTTAAATATATCTTTAGCAAATTTTCTATCCCTATCCCTATCTATCTCTTGAGATAAGAGTATATCATTTAACCCTTGTAGTAAGTCTGATCCCCTTGTAGCCATGTTAACCCCATTTTTCCATTGTTCCACCAATATTACTTCCAAACATCTGCTCTACCATAGAGTCTTGTCCTCGTAAAGTTTTTAATTCATCCTCTACTGAAGCTATTTCGTATCCTATTGATTCTATCTCATCCCTTCCAGACTTACCAAGTGTCTCTATCTCACTCGTTACAGCTACATTGGTTTTTTTATTCTGTTCCTTAACATTAGTTGCAATTATTTCAGAAGCATCTGCCAGCACAGTATTTGTAGCCCCAACCTCTAATCCTTTTGTACTTCTATTAACTTTATTAATAGCACTCTCAGCATTTTCAAAAGCCATAGATGAAGCCTCTGTGGTGGTATTTAAGGCAGTAGTAGCATTATCTAATGCATTTTGAGCATCAGCTCCAACTCCTTCTATAGCTTGTTGTTGAGAATTAGCTAATACATCTATACCATCTTCTAATTTGCCTATCTGTTTTTTAACACCTTTTGCTTTTTGAGCTGATCCATACATCCAATCAGCAGCCATTAATCCAACCCCTAATAGGGGATTTACAGCAAAAGCAGCAGTTGTAGCTAGATCCATAAAACCTCCTCCAGAACCTTGACCTCCTTTAAGTGAGTCACCTCCTGCATCCCAATTAAAATCAGTCCATGAACCTGGGGTAGTTTGTTGAGATTTTTTACCGTCCTTATCTTTTTTAGGTAGCCCAGCTATCTTATCTACTATTTCTTGTCCTCTAGGGTGATTATCATATAAATCTTTTTCAATAGCATTTACCTTTACTAATGTCCCATCTTTTCTTCTAGTAATTTCCGTATCTACTAATTTACCATTTTTATCTCTTGGCAATTTATGTATTAAAGATAAAGTTGAGAACTTTGCCATTTTTTTTGCATCAGATAAACTTACAGATTGAGTATCATACACTTTCCCATCATACTTATATGTTAAGTCTTCACCAAATAATCCTTTTAAATTATTGCTTTTCATCCATCTTCGCATATCCTCTTTGCTTTTAAAAACCCCTTCATCAATTTTTTCACTTAAATCTTGCCATTGATCTTCATTAAGCATATCAAAGGTTGCATTAGTACCTCCAAAATATTGATCTACTATATATTCCTTACCTATCGTAGCATTAGTATTATCATTATTATCTACAACAGTAGCAGGAGATACAGTCTTTGTAATGGTTTTTTTGTTGCCTTTAGTTCTTGCATAGTAACGCTGCCTTGTAGCTTGAAAATCAATTTGGTTATCCTTGCCAATTGCCCAGTCACTATCTTCTATTCCAGGGAGATTGTCTATTCTCGATTGATGTTTATCTTTATAAGCTCTAATTAAGTCCGATTTGTGAAGTTTATTTAATGCTGTCCCAACATCACTTTGATTATCTTCAGTATATAATTGAGGGTATTTTAACTGTTTAGGATTTGCTTTTATTTTATCAAATATTACCTTAGGGTCAGTTCCTCCTAATATAAAAAGTCTAGCTGCATCCATTTCTTCATATGATAAAGAAAAGCCCTCAGTATCCCCTTCTTTATTTTTCCTAGTCCCTGTAATTACAGGTTTTAAATCTTTTTTAAATGGTGAAAAATAATCCTCTCCTTCTTCTAATCCGAAATTATAGCCTTCAATATTTTTTGCAAAATCTAATATTTTAGCTTTCTCTTCTTTTTTACGATCGCTAGTTGTTTTTAGAGCTGCTAAATTTTGAATCATTAATAGGTTTTCAGACATAGTATCTATATCAAATTTTGTTCTTTTCTTTATTTCACTATTATCTCTATAGTAGTTTGATTGAGATTCCCAATTGCTATATTTACCCATAACTACTCCTTATCTTCACTTAAAGGGGTGTAATACTTCTGCCCATCTACTTGTGTAGTTTTATATAATTTAGTTCCTTCTTTGATTATAACTTCTGGCCCTCCACCTCTAGGGTTATCATCAACTACAGATACTACTGTTTTTAATTGACCTGTATGCAAAGCAGCTCTTTCAGATTTTGTTCTCATTATTTTACCGTCTTTTCTCTGTAAATTAAAGTTATATCTTCTATTATCATATCAGCTCCAGGGCCGTCTGTTCCTGTATAAGAGCTACTTTCTCCTGTATTATAATGGTCGTATATCCTTAAAGCAATAGCAGTTCCCTGTTTCCCTACCGTGGCATCATTTATAATTAAATCCACAGTCCCATTAACGATACTGGCCCCTGCAATTTGCCCAGAAGCAGAACTTTCTTCTCGTCCATAATTTGCTTGAGCAGAATTTGTGTTTAAATTTTCACCTATAATCCTATAATCCCATTTTAAATATCTAGCGTTAATAACTCGTACTTTAAACTTATAAAATCTTTTTCTTCTTCCAGGACTACCGCAGTCTATAAAGCCTGTGTATAATCTAAAATCTATATTTGGAGTACTGCTTGAATTTATTCCATCTGTAATATCCCCCCATGTTCCTCCTGTAGCTGTTTCTCCTAATACTAATAATTCATTATCAAAAGGGGCATCATTAGCATTATTTGCAAAAGAAAAATAATATGTAAATGAACTATCATCTGCAGTTACTGAATTAGTGTTTGGTCTAGAGAGGCCTTGAGGTAATGCAAATTTATTACACCAACTATTAGATCTAAAGCTATACATATATCCATAAGAATCACCTCTCCATATTATTAATAGTTTCTTAGGGTGAAAATAAGAAATAGCGTAAGAATCTCCCCACGAATAGTTACTCATTTTTTCATCTGTAAGAGTAGTCATCTTTTGACCATCGAAGTAATGCACGCCATTTCCATTGACAAAAGCTAGCCCTTCAGCTATTTTTATTACTTTTCTAGCGTCTCTTACTCCATAACCGTCCATCGTGGCCTCTAAAAATTCAATATCTTGAGCAACATTAATTATAACTAATCTTGTTTTTGTAAAGACAAACAATCTGTCTCCACTAGTTTCCATAACTTTTATTTCTGTACCACCTAATTCAATATCGATAAAACTTTTATCTGAGAACCCCGCAGGTTTATTTATAGGAGCTTTTAATATTTTAGAAGTATCAAAAGCGCTAGCATTGGTAGGTTGTTTTATATTACCTATATATACTTGCCTGCCCACTACAGCTGAAGCTTTCCATAAAGCATTTAATTCTGAAGTATCAGATGGGTACCCAGCTTCAATATCATAAGTAGAGGTTAAAGGAGGAACGTCAAATGTTCCAGATGCATAATCTTCATTATCCCCGAAGTCTGCTAAAACATCTACCGACAGATCATTAGCAAAGGTTATAAAAAGAGGATCAGAGGCATAACTTGAGCTTGGTTTATATTTAGCTAATAACATTTTACTGCCTATCTCAACCCCATCATCATCAATCTCTTGGTAATAAAAATTACCAAACATATACTTTACATCTTGAGCTGCATCCCCTTTCCAAACCTGAAGTATCATTTTTTCAGAGCAACATTCAATTGTAGCGTCTTCAGTTACACCTGTAAAATCATTCTGTACATACTCTCTTGTCAATCCTTCTACCTTATTGTAAGTAAAACTTTGGCTTATCTTTAATTTTTTACCATTCCAACCAATCCCTACTCTTGCTTTTATAAAGGCAAATTCTTTACAACTCCACACTTTTCTATTATCACCATCACTATGGCCATCTCCAACAGGGATATTAGCTGAATGAGTAGCACCCATCCCTATACGCCTTATATCCCCAGAGTTATAAGAGGACCCAACATGAAAATCTGAACCTTCAGGGATAATAATTCTTTGATAATCATCAACGCAGCCAGCTTTTACTAGGTCAGCAGTTGAAATAAACCATATTTTTGAATAAGCATCTAAAGTTGTCTCTGGTGGAAGCCAAAGTTCTTGATCTTCGCCTTGAGCATCAGCCCATATATATATACCATTTAAATTTATAGTCGTATGAAGCTTTATCTCAATAGCTATATCCTTCCCATCAATATTAGGAAAGCTGTGTCCAAAATAACCATCAACATAAGTGGATGAGGAAAGTTTTGTCTGCCCTCCCCTAAAAACTATATGATTCTGATCATCAGATTCAGTACTAGTCTCACTTCCAACAGTACGATAACCCACTATACGATCAGCTGTATCTACGCTTACAGAATTTACGGCACTATCTAATGCTATTCCAACCCCAGCATTATTTGCTACCTTTATTAATTGAGCAGCACCTGATGACCCATTAACAATTGTATCTGTTATACCAGTTAGATGTGTTACAAAATAATTATCACCAGAGTTATATACACCATCATCATCACCATCTCCAGCTAACGCCACAATATTTCTCCAATCATCTCTCGTTGGATCTGAAATATTAGTGTTATTTAAGTCTAGTGGCCCATCGTTCCCAGGCTCCCAACACATTTTCCCTCTTCCAAATCCACCTTTAGCTGACTCTCCTAAAAATAAAACAAGGTCATCCTCCCTTATAGGCTTTAAAGTTATAGTCCTTCCTGCTTCATCATCATCTGGGAGCCAATTAGGGGTTACATTTAATCTTCCCTCTGTGGGAGTCACGGCTTGATAATCAGTGTTTCCACTCCAATTAACGTCATTCCCAATTGAATACACACCGTCATTCCTATAAGCAATATCATTATTAATGACTAAATCTACACTTGTAGTACTGTTAGATGCATCTTCCGCTAAGGTAGACGCTATTGGGGAAATAAAAGCGGTAGTTGCCTTGCCTTTATCATCAATATAGCAGTTAAGTAAACCGTCATTTGTATCTCCGTCTATATTCCCAGGGATTTCATCTTTCCCTTGACCTTCAGATATAATATCATAAGTGGAAGCATCTTTATTTAGACCACCAGCAAAACCATTTAATGTTATTGACTTACGAGGCATTACTTTTTCTTTTTAGCGTCTTTTAATGCATCACCAAGTTTACTTAACTTAGAACTAAATGCTATTCCTGTCCAACCTGCACATAGTAACATTAAAGTATCAAATAATTCAGCATCAATATATCCTATTTGGAATAAAAGTGCAGATACTGCAAATCCAGCAAATCCAATGTTACGTTTTTTACTATTTTCACCTATAAAAAGATTCGTTACATTTTCTACAGCTTTATTTTTTCCTGCTAATTTCTGTATTAATCCTAATAATTTCATATTATTTCCTTTATTTATTTAAAAATTTAACTAACATAGACAAATTGCCTTTAATCTCTTCTAATATTAACTGATTCTTTTTAGAATTATTAATCAGTTCAATAACTATAGAATGGAATACCTTGTGTTCTTCCTCTAATTGTCTTATAGCTTCCATCTCTGCATTATGTCTATCTACAATCTGATTTAAAAGTTGTTTTTGAATAAACTCTACAGTTTTCCATAATGCAAATGTTAATACAATAACTCCCGTAACAGGAAGCCCATAAGTATCTATTATATTTAAGTCCATTCACCACCCCCATTATATTACTATTTCCATTATCACTGCGTGAGCCTTGCCTTTATTAGCACTCTTCGCATTATATGCAGCTAAAGACTTATCTATATCATACCCGCTGTCTATTGGTGTATTTTGTAAATCTATTTTAATTCCATCCCTATTCCCATCCTCGTAGAATATATAACAATTCTGAGACGCTCTACTACTTAAATTTAAACCTTTATCACTATAATCATTAGCTCCCGCCAAGCTAGCGGAACGACTATAATTATCCCCGATTGATGCGGAATGTACATGGCCCATGATAACATAGTCAACTGTAACTCCTTTCATACTGTATCTACCTATAACTTGATTTATAGACTTTTCTAAAGCTGCATGTCTTATAGAGCAGTTACCATGCATTAATAACAGATTCTGACCTGCTACTTTAACTACTAATTCAGTAGGGTCACCCTCTACAAAATTAATAATTGAATCTTTTAATACATATTTTAATATATTAAAGATTGTAAAGTCATAGTTATCTGTAGCCATAATTGGACTCCAGCCTGACTCTTTATTAATTCTACCTTCATTACCAGTAACACAAGCTACAGTAACGTTAAAGTCACTATCTAAATCTCTTAATGCTTGTTGCATTATATCTACAGCTAAGAATGTAGCCTGAGAACGATTTGTAGCCTCGTTTAATAGTTCATCTAACCTTCTATCAGAGTTCATGAGATCTCCCGTTAGAGCTACCAATACGTTCGTTATTTTATGCATAGTAAAGTATTTAGTAGCTTTAGTGATTAAATGTCTTAATCTAGCTGATGCAATACTAAAATCATACTTATTATCTTGTAAATTAATTAATTCATTAAAATGAATATCAGATAGCTGGATTACACCTACAGCTTTATTATTTGTTTTAAATTTATTAGAAGAAGAGCTTAGTTTATTATTAGAAAAAACTTTAACTAATTCTTTCGTATATTCTTCTATAGCGTTTTCAACTCTAGCATGTTCCCTGAAAGATTTATTAGCTATTCGACTTTTGTCTTGTAAAGCTTGTTTTTGTTTAGCCAATCTTACATTTTCAGATATAATATCATCATCTTCACTAATTACTCTTGAGTGTTCATTACAACCTATACAAATGTATTTTTGAACTGTCAAGTTATCCTTGTTTACCCATGTTCCATTACGAACCATTGGTTCACCGCATGATAAGCATTCCATATATAGCCTTTTTTTTATTTTATAGCTTTGGCCTCTTTTAGCGTTTTATACGTACTTGCGCATATCTTAGCTATTATAGCTATAGATGTAAAAGCCCTAAGCCAGAAAGGTATAAACTCTAAATAAGTAACACCTATACCTCCTACTCCTAATGCTACTTTACTAATGGTTGTATCCATCACTTCTTTAATTATTTCCATTATTACAATCCCTTATTTGCCTCTAGAAAGTGTTTTACTGTACCTCTTCCTAGTTCAGTGTTATATACCCGTTTCCAATATTCCGCCATAGCTGCCTTATTTCCCATATCAGGTAACTTATTCGGATCTCTTTTATACTGCAGTCTTGCGAATGCAACTTGTAATGCTATAGAAGCCATTACAGAGCCAGACATATTTGACTCGTCAAAGCCTAAAGACCATAAATCAGTCTTTATCTCTGGTCTATAAAATACATAATTATCCCATACATCTGCAATAGTATTTGGCTCAACTTGGAAAAATCCTATAGCAGGCCCTCCTATCTGCTCTAAGACTCTATATCCTGACTCGGCATTTCCTGTTGCAAAGATTAAAGCTCTAGCCTCTTCTGAGTCCATCGCTAATTTTTTAAGTGTATACTTTATAATTTTTTTAATAGATTTTTTCATTTATTTCCTTTAAAAATTTGCTCCCATAAATACTGCATTATCATGATACTCTATAATTAAATGAGGATCAGAACCAGTACTTGAATACTCCTTATATCTAACTTCAAAGGCAGCAAAAGCTCCCCCCGCTGCTGTTGGAGTAAAAGTCCCTATATCGTAAAAACCACTAGCAGCTCCTATATAAAAATTAGTACCAAGCTTATCCTGCAAAGCTGCAATACCATCAGAATTAAACACAAACTCATGTAAAGTCCCTGATTCACTAGCTATAACATGAGGTGCTAATATAGTCCCTAAATTTGTTGATGATGTAAAAATATTACCATAGTCAGACTTATGTATAGCTAAAGATGTTGCTTCTGCTATTTTTACTTTTCTATGAAAAGTACTTGAACCAACTCCAATACTTTTCATCCAGAGGTGAAATGATGCAGACTTTATTCTACCGCGCTGACGACCTAAATTAAATTTAAAATAAGACCTTGAGCATCTATAGCTATCCACGTTTCTAAAAAGATCTCTTATAGACTCAATTCCTGGATAAGTAATGCTTTCATCCTCACTTGAATTAACATAATCACCTGCTGTAGTTGCATCTCCTTTTGTAGAAGTCCAATCACCGCCAGATGATCCAGTATAGGCTAATTTATAGTGTACGAAAAGGTCATTAGCAGGATATATTGGTTCAGTGAATGACATTATTTATAACCCTTGGAATATAATATCTTGAATCAATTTTAGAATAATTATTAGGCTCTGGAGTTATATTTAAATATCCCCATGAGATATTATCGAAATTATATTTATTTTCTTTAGACTGTTCATTATTCCAATATGTTATATGAGCATTATTATTAGCATGATCCATAGTAAATTCTTTTAATTTCATGAAATTATCATCTCCATAGGTATCTAAAAAGATACCATCATAAGCACTTAGTTCAGAAGTATACCAGTCACCTTCTACTATTATAACATTATCCTTACCAATAACCCACTCCTTTAATTTTTCTATTATTTGAGGATGTATTTCTACTATTGTATGCGAATTAACTCCTTGTGCCTGTATATAATCAGAACAAATCCCCATGCCAAATCCTATTTCAAGAATATCACCTTTACTTTGACAGATATATTCCGCAGACTTCTCCATTATTGGAGCTTCCCAATCCATCATTACCTCTGTATATCTAACGGTATCTACGATTTTATTATCGTAAAACTTTAATAATCTGTCTTTAAAATCAGACATTAGGTTTGAAAATCAAAACTAGTAATTCCATAAAAATCAGTACCATTATAATAAAATGATACAATATCTTCTCCTGAATCAGTTAAACCAGGCGCTTCACCCCCTGGCCATTTAATAGAGTTACTTTCTGCTGCCCAAGCAAGTGATGCCAATCCTCCATTAACAATCCTTAAGAGATAATTTCCTACTTTTGTATCAGTTTCATCTAATGTAATCGTCATTGTATTATTGGTAAGAGTAACAGCTTGTTTTTGGTTTGTAGAAAAATCTACTGTAAAATCATCATCTTTAGAACCTAAACTTTGCTCCTCCTTAAACCCTGCACTTTGAATACCTATTATTTTATTATCATCAGCATCTAATGTAGCTGTTAAAGTGCTTGTTATATATGCCTGAAGGTCACTTATATCACTTTCAATTATTGCATCAACAGTAATTGCTTGTCCATTAAGAGATATATAACTTCCAGCACCTGACATTGTAACAGCTGTTGAATTATCTGTCCCTGCATCGTCTTTAGCATCGTTTAAAGCTGTTCTAGTTTCTAATTTATTAAAAGCCTCTAATATTGTATCGTCAGCTGCAATAGCTCCACTAGCACCTGTAGCTAGATTTGTTAAGACCTTTGCTGTAACGCCTGTATCACTAAGCTGGGTATCAGTATGAGTAGCCGCTCCAGTATGGGTAGTTATTAAATCATCAATAGCTTGATCAATAGATTGACCATTTACTAGCTCAGCTGTAATAACATCTTCTACCTCTGATTCACTGAGACCTCCGCTACTTGCAACCCATGAAAGAGTACCACTGCTATTTGATTGTAAAAATTTATCACTTGAGGGAGCAGCCGGTGGGAGCGTTAAAGTATATGAAGTTGTTACTGTAGGGCATTTTAAGGCTACACAGTTGTCACTTGTATTTCGCCCATCATATAACATGATTCTAGAGTCGATGTCTGGATTACCTAATTCTTGTTTAAATATTTCTAACCGTCCTCTTAATTGGGTTCTTTCAAGGTTAAGATTAAATAAATCATGATCCTCATTATAAGCAGCAGAATACATACGGACTCCACCGGAAAATCCAAGATTAATAAAACCGTTAGGACTTTCCTGTCTAGTATAATAATCACCTGCCCCACCCTGATATGAATTTATATGTACATTTCCTTTTCTCCCATATATACCCATAATACTCTCTACAGTGGCTTTCTCCCCTGCCCCAAGTTGAATACCCACAGTAGCATTGGTATCATAAACTGCATCCCAATTTCCATAACTATATGTTTGAGGAATTATTTGTAAGAATGCCGATAGATTTTCACCGGACACAATACTATCTTTCCAATCATCAGAAAAAATTTCAGGAAATCTACCGTTATTATCAAAAAAAGCACCACTAAAAGATGCATCTGTAATATGTTCATTAATTTTTAATACTGCTCGTGTTTTTGTAGTAGTATTAGTGGTATAATTATCTTCATTTAAGTTAGCATTAGCTCCTCTATCCCAATGAAAAATAATCCCTTCAGATTGAGAATCTTCCTTTCCTAAAATTAAAGAACCGCTTTCTATAGTTAGATTAGTTGTACTATCTCCACTTAAAGTAAGGTTTGTACTTATATCCCCACTTCCATTTATATCTAAATCTGAAGATATTAAAGAATTAGAAGTATTAGTTCCAACTATAGTAAGATTGTTTGTTAGATCCCAAGTATCATCAGAGTCATCAAAAATCAAGGAAGCTTGAGTTACACCATCTCCTCTGTAAATACTAATACCACTTGTTGGTTCAGTAGCTGTATTAGGACTACCTTGAGTTGTGTTAAGTTGGAGTATATTGTCTTCTACTTCTACAGTAGTAGTATTTATAGTAGTAGTTGTACCACTTACAGTAAGATCACCTCCAACAGTTAGAGCTGCAGAGACTGCAACTGTATCAGACGTAAGTTCAATAGTTGCCCCAGTTTTGGGGGCTGAAATTGTTAATTTATTGTCAGCTCCAGTTGGAGATTGTATAAAAGCTGTATCTGAATCGCCAACAGCGTCAAACTCTAATTTTTTATCCTTAGATATTGCACTATTGTTAGTTAATTTGATGCCAGCAAATGAAGGGATTGAAGTAGTAGCTATATCTTGCTCTAAGCCTAGTTTTATTAAGTGTAGTTCGCTTGCATAATCTACATCATTATAATCATAATCCTTTAAAATATTAGCAGATATTTGATTATCTGTTCCTCTGAATTGAAGTAAACCACCATGCTCTACCCACTTTAATCCATCGCCACCAAGTGCGACTCTTATTGCAAAAGATGTCATTACTCTAGAAACCGATATATTTATACTGGAAGTATTATCAGCAGCTAAAACAGTTGTAAATGTAGTAGCGTCTAGGATGCTTGTAATTGAGGTACCGGGTACCCCTGTTCTAAATGTTCCACTATTAAATACTACATAAGCTCCAACCTCATAATTTTCGGTGCTAGCTACCGTGATAGTAGTAGAGCCATCTTCTATTGCAGCAGAAACCTCTATCATATTAGCAGAGTTAGGCTTATACCACGGGGATTGAAATTGGTCTGTATCTACAACTTCATCAGTCTTTGAAGCTTGAAGATTATAACTTATACCTTCATCAGAAATAGAGGAAGATACATTTCTTAAAACAGCTAATGTAGTGCTTAAGTTTTCAGTTATAAATGTACCTTTAAATGGACTAGTAGAATCATTTACAACGACTATACCTTGATTTACAAGTCCATGAATCGTAGGCGTATTCCCATATAAATTGGAGCCGGTGCCTTTGCCACTAAATATAACATCATATTTATGAGCCTCAACTAGATTGTCATTTTCATCTAATACTTTTACATCATCAATAAGGGTGCGTTCAGTGCCCATTGTAATAGTTGCAGTTGCTCCTGAACCTGAATTACTGTAATCTATAATCTGTAAATCAAGACTTATTAACTCAGATCCGTAATGACCAGCATTAGTTATAGCTATACTAGTTATTTTTCCATCTTCAATAGTTGGAGTAAATTGAGCAGGGGTATGTGCGAAAGCACCTATTCCAACAGGGGCATCAGTTGTAGTTTTTAGAGCAGCATATGGTAAAGTTACTTGAGTAGCATTACTATTATAATTGTCCCCTTCATCAGTAACAGTTACCGATGTTATCATTGTACCAGATATAGCAGGGTTTTCAGTGTCATACCTCCAAGCGAAAGCACCAAGAGTTCCATAAGTATAGTTGTCTCCACCTATAGCGATTCTTGACATAGATATTTCACCACCAACGTCAATACCTGACCATTCTAAGGTAGATCCGTTATATTTTAAATATTTCCCACTTACAGGATTGTCTGTTAAATCATCAGCATCTACATTTCCTGAACGTAATAACTTATGCCACTCACCCATTGTTATTTAGCCTCTTTTTTCACAGGCTTTAACTCTGTAGATTTCTCCTCTTCTTGTCCTATTTGGTGAAGTTTATTTATTAAGCCAGCCATTCCTAAGATTTCTTCTCCCTTGAAATCAGACCTACCTATTATTTGTAATATTGCATTTATCTCTTGTTTTGTTAACATTATATCCCTTTTATTATATTACTTTTATTTAATAAAAACTCATGAAAAGCTTCGAGTTTATGCATAGTTGTATATGCTTGATGAATTTCAACCCCACTTAATTGCGCTCTATTAATCGCAGAAATGATAAAGCTTGTATCTTTAACACTAAGTGCAATTTCGTTTTTTTGAGGCTTAACCCTCTCTTCAATAACTCCCATTAGAGTCCTCCTATTTGTTAGTTAAAAATTTATAATACAGATTAAGGTATCCAGATATATGGGTCTCCTAAACTATCACAAGCTATCACATTATGAGTCTTATTGGTATCATTAAGTGCAGTGGAAGTTAATGACCCACTTTGCTTCTCTAAATAATATGCATCTGCATGAATAGGTTGAAAATTAGTTACTGGTGCGGCAGTGTCTTGACCTGTAACTGAAGGGTAAGAGCCAGCTATAGTCGCACCTTCTCCAAATTCAAATATACTAGATCCACTATTAAATACAAATCTTCCAACACCAGCTTCACTATCAGCTGCTCCTGATGAAGTCATAACTATAGTTGGAGTTGTAGTAGCTCCATAACCTCCACCTGAATTTGCAGTATTAATATGGAAAACATCATCTTGGATAGCTGTATTTGTTGAATCAATAATAATTGCAGAGCCTTCAAATTGAACACCTTGATTGAATGTCAGTACAGCAAGATCGGGGGCTGTTGTATACAGAGTAGTATTCCCAGCTAATACCTGAGTAGCAGAAGTATCTTCCCATTCTTGTACTGTTAATGAAAGATCAGCCATGACAGTGCTATTTATTGTAGTAGTTGATTCTACTGCAAATACAACTGTAATATTATCACTATCTACAGCATATAAAGTATCCCCAGCTGTAAAAGTAGCATTAGCCCCACTGTTATTAGTAACATCATAAGTAGTCGGCGTTGTACTTGGAGCTGTTCTAGATATGGTTGTTCCGCCGTCAGCTTTAATATCATAACCTGTATCGGGAGAACCATCTTGAATTGTCATAGCTCCATTAGCTAAGGATGCAGAGCTTCCATTATGGTCAAAATCACCACCTAATGAAAGATTTCCAGCCATAGTTAAATCATTCACTCCGATAATATCACCGGCTGTTGCATTATCATAATTCATATCTAAGTCACCAGCAACTTGTAAATCACCATCAGTTGTTAAATTAAATCCAAATTTACCAGTGGAAGTGGTTTCTATTAGGCCACTTGTATATAGTGCTCCTGCAACGCCTAATCCTCCAAGTATTTTAATAGCCGCAGCATTATATGCAGTTGTAGCAGTAGTAGTATCGTTAAATAACACTGCTCCATCGACAGCTAAAGTCCCGCCTATAGCTGTATTACCACTTGCATCGAGTACTGTAAAATTATCGGCTGTAATACCAGCCTCCGCTGTAAGGAGTCCTGAAAAAGTCCCAGATGTAGAGTTAAGAATTTGAGTCGTAGTATCTCCATTCCCCATCACTTTAAACGATTCATTATTTACATCAAGAGCTATATTGGAATTAGTAGATTCGCTTAATACAATATTTTTAGAGCTTAATTGCCCCTCACCAGCATTTATACTCTTGCCAGTAGTGGAAAAAATATCAGTGGCAAATGTTAACTTACTATTACCTACTGTATAATTGCCAGTAGCAATAGGAATAGTACCATCTGTCATTGTGCTTGGTGTTCCAGGTATATCTTCCACTAAAACAGAATGCGATTCTGAGCCTCTGCCCCAATATAATTGACCTGTTTCTGCTCCCTCAACAGTACCATCTCCTCTTTTTAGAACTAGATTAGAGGTATCTGAAACGTTTGCAAAAACACCCGTAGTATCTACCGTTACATCTCCTAAGGCACCACCATCGTTATTTGAATTATAATAACTTGGACTTAAATCTACATCTTTTACTCCTTTTTGAGTAGCATCATCAGTTCCACTTTTGTTTGAATATAATATTTTTTTCCAATCACCCATCTTACAATCTCCTATTTAAAATTAGAATAAATCACTTACTTTTGAATTTACAATAGCTTCGTAATCGGATTCTCTATTCGTATAGTCTCCATAATTCCCACCATTTACTGTCTCATCAATTTTTTTTACTTTATACATTTGTTTGCCTATCATAGGCTTTAATACTTCTAAAAATTTTTCTGCATAATCTTTCCCATTATCTGAACCTGTAGCTTTGAAATTATATACGTTTCCTGCACCTACGAAAAATGGCTTATTGATATAAGCAGCAGGGTTTGCAGTTGTATCCCAATATTGTAAATTTACACCATTAAACATAACTTTAGATGGATTTTTACGAATCATCATCTGTAGCCCAATAGGCAGTACATCTAAATTAGTTGTTGTAAAGTTTGTAGAAGAGTTTAATGCTGTAGTTACAATAGCATTGTTTTCTTCAGCAATTATTTTATCTACCGCTCCTGTGATAGCTGGCAAATACACTCTGTCTGATATTCTAGATATTCCATGAGTCGTTCCCTCTAGAAATAATTCATTAGCAATTTTTGAAAATTCTTTAATCTTTTTTGAACTTTTCTTTAACATACCAAAGGTATCTGTTTGATATGTTGTACCACCATTTGAATTAGTAGCTTCTACCTTTACATCACTACCATCTACTCTAAACGGCCCAAGTATATCTTTAATAATACCATCGCCTGAAGAGTCTATAACAAATCGTTCACGTAAATCCCACGATGAACTACCCAATTGTTTTTCATATACTTTAATCAAATCAGTAGATATAGCGCCTGAATAATCTATTTCAAAATATTGAGTATCAGAATTGAATTTCATAATTGTATTTCCATCGGGATTACTTCCAGATGAAAAAGGTTTTATAACTTCAAAAGCTAACGCCATATTTTACTCTCCTATTCCTAAATATAAATTGTTATCATAATAATATACACCGCCTTCTAATGCGGTAGATGTACTTAAATCACTATTAGGGAATTGGAATGCACCCCCATTAGTAATGTGAAAAGCTTCATTAGTCGCGTTAGGTAAGTTAATACTTAATCTGTTATTAATACTATCAAAACCTATAGAAAAATCTTTATCCTTACCAAAGTGCATATATTCGTTGTCTATTAAGTGGGCAGATACATTAAGTTGATTGATTAAGCCAGTTACTAAACTTGTCTGTGAACCTTCTGAGCCTATTACAACTGTACTTTGTTGTGTTACCTCATCTTTTTTCTGCCATATAGTTGTTGTACCTGTAGCAGTACTGCTTTTTGGTTTCCAGACTGTACTCATTATACTATACCATGTCTACTAGGTTTAACTACTCTTGGTCCACCCATTCGAGAACCTGCAAATTGAGAAACTCTATCTCTAAATCTTTTCATATAATACTCTCTAATTTGAAATTGTGCATGATCTTCAATTAATTGTCCTTTAATATAATCAACTACAGCTTGTATTAAAAAATCTGATATTTCAATATCTGATTGCCCTTGGGTTATCGTAGATAAATCTTGAACAAACGAATATTCAAACTGCAGGCCTTCTTCTAAGCCTATATCTCCAGTTAAAGCGTCATCATTATCATAGATAGAATCTTTCCACCCAAAAGGTGGTATATACTGTCCATGTGTTGAGGAACTTGAATCTCGATCTAATTGTAATATTACAACTTTTCTGCCTCTCATAAAATATGCAAATTCTTCATGTGGTTTATAGACATTATATGTATTATCTGTATGAGCCATTAATCTTCCACAATATTCATATCGTAAGTTCTTTTAATTGGATAATATCTAACATCATCAGTATCATCATTTTTTACCTTAACAGCTTTTAATTTTATCATACTTAAAGGAGTACCATATTCGCTTTGACCGTTTATTATATCTGTAGTAAATGAAGCGATATTATCACCTGTAAGTATCTGTATTTCAGCTAGAGCATCTCTTAATAATGCTTTAACATAATTAAATCTACTATCTCCTACTCGTTCCATTAATTCTTGCATTGTAATACCTTTAGCATCATAAGCCATATTATGTCCCTCCTGCTATCATAACATTAACCATAGCTTCTCTCGTTCCATTTGCATAGTTAGTATCTACTATATCTAAATTAGTTGCAAGTTCACCTGCGCTTAGAGGAATAACAATAGCTTCCCCCGGGGAAAGAGCGGCATGAATTTCAGCCCCAATATACACTTTAATTGTAGTATCAGCCCCTATAGATTGCTTTACATATTCAACAGCTATTACATTTGCAGTTTGGCAGATAGCTCCATCTGTTACGTCTGCTGCTTCAGTCCAAGCTGAGTCACTTAATCCGGTACTATTACTAACTGAAGTTAAAGATACTATTACATTTTTCCAGTAACATACTTTGTCATCAGAATAAGCTGGGAGTGTCTTATATTCTCCTCCCCATCTTCTACCATCAGCATTGCCGTCTAAATTTCTATTAACATAAGTTATGCCTTCTACAGTAGTATCGTTATCCTGTAATATTTCCACTGAAGTTTTAATCCTTATTTCATTTGCCATTATGCTGCCGCCTTATTCTCTATAGCCACTTGTTGCTGCTGAGGCTGTGTTAAGCCAAATATTTCTGAATACATAGCCTTTAAAGCTGTATATTGCTGTATTGCCCAATTATAATGAGTTTGCTTTTCCTGAAATAATAATCCAAAAGCTTGATAAGCAGCTGTAAATGATTGAGAATCAGCCTGGTATCTTTGTAATAATAATTGATTATTTTGTAATGCTTGTGCCCCTTGAGCTTGGTAAGCTTGAAGTCTTTGTTGCCAAGCTTGAACTTCATTATTTAGCTCATGGGTAACTTTTGCAGTTGCTCTTTGTATCTGAGCTGTATATCTAGTTGTATCATAACTAGCATCAGCTTGAAATTTTTGTATTAATGATGTAGTTTCTACTTGATATTTTTGTACGCTAGAAGCTATCTCTGCTGTTACATTTTGTATATCTTGTGCATACACCTGCACAGCTGCATTGTAATCTTGTTGGTATACTAAGAACTTAACATTCCAAGTACTAGCAGTCCATGCCTGAATAGTAGATGCAACTTCGGCTTGATATGCTTGGACTTCAGCCCCATATTTTTGAAGTTTTAAAGCTTCTTCTTGATTATCTAATTGTGAATTTTGGATTGCTACTTGGAGCTTTGACTGGTACTCTATATTTTCTTTATTAAAAGTATTTAAAGCGTTTGTCATTAAATTTGTATGTTCTTGTAATTCTGTAGTTCTTTTAGTCTGCCATACTTGTACAGTTGAAGCTAGATTTTGCTGATATTCTTGAACTTCTGCAGTTACTTCTGCTTGGTATCTCTGTATATTAGCTGAGGCTGCTTGTATTGCTTGAGCTGATTCTTGAGAATCTAATTGAGCATCTTGTGTTGCTTTTTGAAAGGCTACTTGATATGTCGCATTAGCCTCATTAAAGGCATTTAAAGAACTCTGTATATCTGAATTATATTTTTGTATTTGAGTCTGTATTACTTGTACAGTAGCTTGACTCATTTCCGGATCTTCTTCGTCTGTTATCCATGTATTTATCGGTGTTGTAAAATCTATATCTATGGTAGGAGCTATATACGTAGGTGCTGGCTCATCAAAATAAATATATGCAGTTGACATAGCGGCAGCACTAGGTGCAGACGCTGATATACTTAATGGAGTTACAGATATTGAAGATAATGTTAAACTTGGTGCCGTATAAGTTGGAGCCGTTTCACTAAAAGTTACAGATAAACTTTCTAATGTTGGAGGCAAAGATAATATTGGTATAGCTAATGTTGCTGGCTCTACCCAATCAGGTACAGATATAGAAGGAGCCTCTATAGTGGGCCATTCAGTCACACTCGATATAAAAGTGCCTATGCTCGCAGCAGCATCTGGCAAATCGAAATCTCCATCAGCTAAAAAACCTATATCTATAATATCAGCCAATACATTTGTAATTATATCACTAGATGTAAATGATTCCCAGTCTGCCTCTACCACAGCAATAGAATCTAAAGTTGGAAGATTAGTTAATGATGTAGATAAAACTCCACTATTAGCTTCAGTCATATGCATTAAACATAATAATTGAGCCATATAAATATATAATGCTGATTCATATTTAGGATGTAAAACTGTTGAGCTTGCATGACCCTCTGTAGTTGTAGCACTAGGCAAATAACTATCAGGTTTTTTTATTCCATATACTTTTAACATATCTAAAGTTGGAGAAGTAGGGATTGAAGGAAGAATATCAATACCTCCATCTGATATTGTATACACAGGATAATCAATATTAGCGGCAGATAAACTATTCTCATCTGAAGCTTTTAAGAAATCTGTATAAGAGACTTCTTTAGCCTCTCTAAATATAGATGATTCAGTATCTGCTTGTAATCTACGTACATCAATAACTTTAAGCCAAGAAGTTAAGTCGTCTTCGCCGAAACCACCAGATAAACTGGCAGCTATTAATGGAATATCTTCTTCTTTATATTCAATTATATCTTTAATAACTTTCTCTATTGCTGATTTTAGCAAAACTAAAAGAGAAGCATCATCCTTCCAGTGAACATATTGCTCTATTCTTTCCTTCCAAGTAGCCATTAGTATAAGAGAGCCACATTCATTGTTGTTGAAGCTGTTACTTCCTTTATTCCAAAAGAATAGACACCTTCAGGGAAATCTATTGGAAGGATTACTTCTGTACCATCGCTAAAAGTAAGTGTTGTGGCATTTGCAATTGCATTAGTTACAATAATTGCTCTAGAAACATCATACTCGGTTCCGCTCACTGGAGTTACAACTCGCATGTACGGATTTACTGATTCTTGTGTTTGTAATAATCTCATTTAATCTCCATTAAATAAAGGCTCGTCCTTGAGAGAGAGGACAATGCAAACTTTCGTTAGCACAAGAGAAGAGAACGAGCCTATAATTAGTTGTAAGTAAGATAACCGACACCTGTCCAACTTGATGTCCAATAACCATCAGGTAATGTAATTACTGCTATAATCATTATTAATCAGCAACCATAAGTCCAGCGGCTTTTAATTTATCAAGTAACGAATTAAAATCTGCTACTAATAAGGCATTGGTGCCAGCGGTAGAAGCTGCTTGATTAGCAACTAAAGTGCTTACACCCTCAGCTAAGTCTTTTAGATTTTCAATTTCTGTCTCATTTAAACCCGCACCTGGATGTTTACCAATATAATAAGTACTGCCTGTTCCAACTGTTTTAGTTAAAGCCATGTTTATTCCTTTCTTTTAAGTTAAAGGCCCCGAAGGGCCTATAACATTAGTTATTATTTACAGCCAAACTGCGTGAGTTTCAGGAGCAGAGAACTCAAATCCAATATCACCTTGAATTAAGTCAACTCTGTAATCTTCACCTGAGTTCTTAACAGTTTTAACACCAGGATAAACAGTAACATCACGATTTACACCATTACCCACTAAAGGTCTCACTGCACAAGCACTCATATTTGCAGCAATCATTTTAACATGCGTTTGATCTAAATGAATGTCTCTAACAAGCTTAATGGAAGTACCATCTACATCGAATGTTCGATATTTAACACCAGCCATTTTACCGGTACCTGAGAATTGAACATTATAATTAGGACTAATCTCAGCATTATTTTTCATAAAGCCACCTAATTTAGCATGCCAGTTCCAGACTTCAGTATTACAGAAGTAAACTTGTTTTTGTTTACCACCAACCATATAACGAGGATCATGATATGCAGATAACTGCTCTAAATAATCGTCTACAGTATGACTATCACTCCAGGTAAATGAATTACCATTGTTAAGAATGAAGTTTACAATACCTTCAGTATATGTAATACCATCATCATCTACATATTGCTCTCCAAAATAACCAGCTTGACCAATTTCCCATGTCATTTCAGTCATCTTATCTTCCCACTCATTCTTCCATGGATTTTCACCAAACTTAAGTTTAGTTGCCATCGCACGTCCAGACATCATTGCTGTCTTTTTGAAGATTTGAGTTTGACCATAATCTGTGGTAAAAGGTTGTTGTCTCCAAGTATCCCCGTAACCACTTAATTCATGATAAGCAGTACCTGAGATATACGATCTCATTGGTTCTAATTTACCAGCAACCGAAGTAGCTTGAGTCGCACCAGGATTTACATCTGGTAAAGTTGCTGAACCATGAACATCTTGAATTGATGTTGGAACATCATTTGTTCCATCATTTTTTAGAACTACACAATATAGATCTTGAGCTTCACCTTTAACAACTCCACTGTTCTCTATACTAACACCGTAAGATGTTAAAACTCTAACCAAGCAATAACCTGAAACATCTCCACCTGGTGATCCTGCAGTGGTTGGTATTCTTACTACTTGATTCTTTAAAAACCAAGAAGGTCTAGTGTATTGAGCGCCCATTAAAACATTACCATTAGTAGAATCTCTACCTATTTTATTTGTAATATTTCCATGAGTTTTATAATCACCCATCATTAATAAGTTACATTTCTCACCTACAGCTGGGATTGTAGTTTTAACATAATCCCCTTGGGTACTAGCTAAAGCATCAACTAAAGCAGCATCACCCCATGATGCTTCCGTAGTAGTTAAAGTAGCATCTGCAGTTAAAGCTGCATCAGAATCAGTATTTACACCCATGCAATAGCCATAACGTTTAAAGTTTGCAAGTTTACGTTTAATCGCATACTCAAATTTAAAGTCATCGGTTGGTTTCTTTTTAAACTTAGTCAGTAAATGAATAAAAGGATCTCTCTCGAAAGAAAGATTTGTGTAAGTATTACCGAAGTTATAATTACGTCCTAAGTCTCCGAGCGAGGGGGAGGTTCTATCTCCACCTCTCTGATTGGTATTATCAATCTTGTAATTATCTTGTCCCCACGGCTGTGTTTGCGTAGGGGCATCAATTGTATGAATAGGTCCCGGTTTTCCTGAAGATCCTGGGTTACCAGTCGTAGGTTGGGTTATTCCATCATAATCAGCCATTTATAGCCTCACTTTCATTTTAGTGTTCTAAGGCTATACTAATTTTTTACGTTAGCCTAGAACGGGTTATCATCATTGCTGAATTGGTCTCCAAACATCTCTTGGAACATTTGTTCTTCAGATGTCATACCTTTTCCAGCATTATTCGTTCCACCAATAGAGGTGGGAATGTTCCTAACAGCCTGCATTTGATTCATCATATCATTTTGAGTAGATTTTTGAACATTTTGATTTACTTTATCTCTATTCATTAAGAAATAAAGATCATCATAAGTCATTGTTTTACTCTTTCCTTGATCAATCAAACTTTGCATTTGTTCTTCATTATACCCCATCCGATCCATAAACTTCTGTTTTTCAGAGTCCATAGCTTTCTGATGTTGTGCCTGTAAAACCTGCTGTTGTTGTTGGTGCAGTGTTTCTTTTACAACTTTCTGAGCTTTTTGAGTAACCATGTGATTGATTAACTTTCCGCTATCAGACTCTGGATCTTTTGCGGCTTCGTCCATATCAAAAACAAAGTCTTCTTCTAAGCCTAGCTTTTCTTGCATATTTTGAGGTACTTCTCCACCATTTTTTAAATAGTTTTGTAGTACATCCACTGCCCCTGAATCTTCTTTTAAAAAGCCTATTACTGATTTAAAGGGTTGGAGTTCGTCATTCTCTGCCTTTAATCTTCTAGCTTCATTTGAAGAATCATCATATCGTTTCTTCCAATTTACATCTTCATTAACGATATTTTCATTCCCTTGTTCTCCAGCATCATTGGGGATCGCTTCTTGCGATGTTACCTGTTCTGGGTTCGGAGTGGGTTGCTCCGGGTGTTCTACCATTCCTAAACCGTTATCAAGATTATTGAAAAAGTTATCGGATTCAGTCAAGTCAGGGCCTTCAAAAGGGTTGCCGCTTGACGCGTTTTCATCAGTAGTCATATAAATTTCCTTTTCTTTAAAAAAACTGCCTTGTTACGGGCTTTTGTAATCTAACTCTCTTTAGTCTTACGTTGCAAATCTTTTTTTACACTATTTAATTCTAAGCCTATTTCTCGTTTTCTAGTTTCAACTTCATTACTCATTACATTTCTTAATAATTTTTGTTTACCTTGAGTTTCAATGTATTCTTTGTCCATATTAGCCTTAACATGTTCTTTTTGTTTATTAATCTCAACTTCAGCTTGCATAACTTTTCCTTTGATTCCAGCTTGAACTAATTGACGCTCTAATGTTTCTATTGTTCCTTCTTTATCTTTCACAGCTTCAGTAAGTTGATTAACTTGTCCAGATAGTTGTGCATATAAAGATTTACGCTTCATTATCTGTTCTTTATTCCTTAAATCTGTCTCTGCTAGTACAGCTACATCATCTATAACCCCTTCCTTCATTAATTCTTTTAGTTCGCCTAAATAAGCCCACCTATTAATAGGAAGCGTTGAACCAGCTATAACTCTTATATCAAATTTAGCTGCTGCGTAGTCTTTCCATTTACCTACAGCTTCACCCATATCATTATAAATAGGAATATTAATTTCAGACTCTCTGCTTTCTTGTAGAGCGTTAGGTTGTACTATTCTAAATACCTTATTAGCTGTATATACAGTTTGAGAATATTGTTTTACAACTTCACCCATTTGTTTTAATGCTGGTTCTATAGAATTTTTCATCCAATATTTAATTCTTCTAGTCCCGTATTCATCCATAGCAAGCATACCTCTGAATGTTTCATGTTGCTGCTGTGTATCACCTTGCATTGAGGAATAAATTCCTGCGAGATATTCCATATCTCCTTTGGCTTGTTGTATGATGCCAAAAAATGCATTGGGTAAAGGCATAGGTTGTACAGGTGTTGGAGGTTGATGACCAGGTCGATATTTTAACATCGCTCCAGGGGAAGAAGAATACTGTTCCCATTCATCCTCATCTATAGCTCCCTCTTCATACATCCATCTTAAAGAAGAGCCTAATGATGCATTATGAACCATTAATTGATGCGCTTTATTTAATTCTTTTTGTTTACCTATTAAAGGAGCTACAGCTGACATAGAATATGGTGTTCCTGTCCACTTGTAATGAAATGGAATAATTGGATAATCTACTATTTTTTCTCCCAATATTTTTTCATATAATAGAATATCAGCAGCTACACATGTCTGTTTAATTCGTGTAGTATTATATGGAATAGCATTTATAACATTTTTAGCAAATTCTTCATTTTCCATAAGAACATCAAATTCTTTTTTAGATACTACTGTATTTTCTGTTTTAGAAGTAGCTTCTTGTAATTTAGCCATCATCTCTTGTTCAGCTATTTGTAATTGTGTTTGTGCTTGATCTTGAGCTTTTCTTAATTCTAACTCAGCTCGCTGAGGAATCATTTCCCCAGCTTGTACAGCTTGTTGTATTTGTTGCTGTGTCTCTAATAGTTTTACTTCCATTTCTGCCTGCAATGCAGCCATTTCTTTTTGAAGTTGCTGTTGTATCTGTTTTAGCTGTTCAGGTGAAGGAGGTATCCTATAGAATACTGACATAAATGGTACTTTAATTTTTTCAAATAACTCGTATAATTCTAACATTTCTTCTGTTTGAGTTGGATTATCTAAATCTACAGGATCTTCCATTCCTTTATATGTAAAATCTTTTTGTTCTCCATCTATTGGTTTTACAGAAGTATCATATTCTCCATAATTCATTCCAGAGGCTTTTTGTATCTTTGTTGCTAAAGATGGGAACATTTTTTTGACATGAGATTTAGGGAGAACTTTTCTAATCATTATATAAGATGCATCTTTAAAGAGAATATCTCTAGATTTAGGATCTACATATACATCAAATGGATGTGGTTGTATTATTTTAACCTCTCCTAATCCACGATCTTCATCTGGATCAACTGATACCTGTAAATACCCTATAGACTTAGTAATACAATCATTTATTGCATTTGATAATAAACTAGAGCCGTTAGATTGATACCAGATATAATCTGCAATGTCCGAAAACACAGCGGCTACATCTGAATCCGACCCCTCGGCTCCAACGGCTTGCCACCGAGGATTGTTAGCAGTTGCATAAAAATTTAACATTTCTATAATAGGAATTATCCTATTAATTGTAAAGGTAGGCATTCCAGCATCTTCTAATGTTTTTTTATCAGCCTTAGTTAATTGATTGTCATTAGAAAAGTCTTCACCTTTTTGGTTAATAAATTCCCATTGAGTCCTAGTCCCGTTATTAGCTGTATTAAATATCTCTCTAATTCTATCTGCTGCTTTTTTTCTAGCCATTATAACCCTTTAGTTTTTTATTAATTATCGTAAGCTGTTTTTCCATAATAATGAGCTTCATTTTCTTGATTTTTCATATATTCATAATTCATTTCAGCTTCAAGAAATCTCTGACCTTTTTCTGACCTAGAGCCTTCTCCACTGATATAATGATCTCTCGTTGCTCCTTGAGCCATTTGATTTTTATACCAAGCTTTTTTATAGTCCCAGATAGACTTATTATCTCCACCTAGACTAATTAATTCCTTTAAACCCTCATCTTTGTCAACATCTAAAAGTCTATTTCCACCTTGCATAGGTCTACCATAAGTACCATCATTTACTTTAGTCATAAACTCAGATTTTGCCCATGAAACTGGTTTTGTCTTTTGATTATAGCTAGTTCCCATTATGCTATCAACTTGAGTGTCATTTAATTCATTTCCCATTTTGTTTTCCTTTTTTTTTCTTATTAATTGCTTACCCAAGAACCATCAACATAACTCCAACCTTCTGCCTTTGGCGGCTGGTCAATTCCAGGTAATATACCATATTCTTCTAGGTATGATTGTTTATAACGCTCTTGACCGTCTTTACCTAATATATCTTTAACAACAGTTTCCCCTTCTTTATCAAAAAGATCATATTTCTTCTCATAATTATTAAACAAATCAACAATGTTTCTCGCAGCTTTAAATGGCGCCCCCTTCGAACTTTCTCCGTCTTGTCCCCATTCATCTGTATTCGTATATCTATCTCCAATTGCATTGAAAAGATCTGAGGCAATAGGGTCCATTGGCTTCCCTGCAATACTATTTATTAAAGTATTACCTATTGCCTTAAAGGCTGAAAATTTATTTACATGAGAAAGTACATCTGGGCCATAAATTTCTTTAATATGGTCTAATGATTTATTCACTTCTTCTTTTGTCCAATTATGACCAGTCTTGTCAACCCACTTTTCTTGAGGTATCACTTTTTCTATTGAACCCATAATTTTATTTAAAAAACTCACTACATCATATCCTTATCATATTCATCAAAATTAAGCCAATTCCCATTTTTTAGCTTTTCTTTTTGTTTTAGCAAATCCATCCTTTCCTTCCTCCAAACCTTTAGGGGGATAGGCAAATTTACAGGCATATGCCAATGCGTCAATCGTGTCGTCATGGGCCATTCTAGGCCCAAATTGTATAATTTCTCTTTGTAAGTCATAATGTGTTTTTTTAATATGGATTTGTCCAACTGCAAATCTCTGTGCAAGTATTTCTTGTATTCTATCTCTTTTAGACATTCTGTTTCCTGGTTTCTCTTCACGCCACCTAAGGCTGAAATCGTTCCGTCTAAGGCTCTCTGCTCTAATGGATTGGAAGAGAGGTTTTGACATTGTTGTGTCTTCAACTGTGAATAATCTATGATGGTAGATTTTATTTTTTTCATACATGTAGTCAACGATACCCTTCTTGTCACTGCCCGGGATTCCGAGCACAGGAAGAGAACGCTTATGAAGATAATCAAGGATATAAATATTGTTATCCATATCAACAGCAATAGTAATGATGACAGAGTAATCACTATCCCTCCTTATCGAATCCGTGGCAGGGTCGACACCGCCAAAAACAAACACAGGCTTAAGCTCACCATTAATGCTGATATAGCTAACACCACTATCATCGTCGTACCTATAATCACCTTCCCAATACCTGATATGCTCTCTTGTAAAAATCGCATCATCTTCAGACTGAACCTCCATTAAATATTCTTGATAAAACTTTTGTGGTTGCCCTGAGTCAGCATAAAACTTCTTTTTTCTATCTAACTCTTCTTTAGGAAACCATGATGGCCATAGTATCGTACCTTTTTCATCTATAGCCTTTTTAAAAAATACATCCCAACTATAATCTTCTTTTTTCTGCTTAGCTAATTCATTACCTATAATTAAAGTATTGATGAAACTAGCAAAGTGAACAGGTGTTCCATTAACACGTAAGCGCCCATCAATAGGCTCAAGAGCAGGAAACACAACAGCAGTAACAAGAGTACTATTCTTATCACGTGCCTCAGGAGTAATTGTATTGTTCTCATCTTCAAAATCATCAAGGACGACCAAGTCGTATCTTTTATGGAGCTTGGCTCCTCCTCGAATGCCAGATATATTTGATCTTGAGATGAGTTTTGATCCATCTCTTAATTCAATATCCTGTTCTGTCCATTTTTTACCCTTTATATCACCAAAGTAATATCTTATCTTTTCATTATACTCTAAGTGATGCTTTACGTAATCCATATTCCCTGTAGCTAGTTTCTGTGTTGCTGAAACCCATCCATAAAAATATGGTCCACCTGCATCTGTAAAACCCCACTCTTTAGCTTTACCTGAAAATGCAAAATCTCTTACTATGTCTGCTTTTGTAAATACTGTTTTACCATGCCCTCTAGACATGATTACAGCTAACTGTCTAATTGTTTTATCATCTATCTTATTAGCTAACTCATAATGAAATGGAGCTGTCTCCGATCTCATAAAATCTTCTGGTAAAAATAGTTTACCAAAAGCTATAACGTCGTTAAATGCTTCCTTTAATAAGGCCTCTTCTTTAGCGACATTGTGAAAATTTATATTAGCGATAAATCTCTCATATTATTTTTTCTTAGGTTTAGATCCTTTTTTACTATGCTTCGTCCCAACTGGATGAGGCTTTTTATTTTTTGGTCAAGTATGAGTTTTTTTACGTTTTGTCATTTAATCTCCTATTACTCTTCTGGATATGACCCAAAAGCTTGTTTGAATCGAACTTCCTCATCACTTTTAGGAGTATTTTTCTTACTATCTATAAAGTTTTGCATTTCATCCCAGCTATCAAACCCGAATAGTCCTGCTATTGCAGGAGTAACTGCATGTAATTGTATTTGAAATTTATTATAAGTTACAGTATTTGTTCCACCTTTCGCAGGTGATACTTTAAAATTAAAATCATCTTTAATGGTATTTGGGCTTACCTTTCCCTTAGCTAATATTTTTTTTTGTATATCAAGAAGCATTTGCCTAGCTTCTTTTCTGCCTAATTCCATACCAGAGAGATCTTTAATAAGGGCTCCATCCTTATCTCTTGCTAATGTTCCATCACTATGTTTTACATATTGAGTCTTCAGCTTAGTTGCTAAGCTAGACTGAGTCCCAGAAGATGACTGCTGTCTAGCGTCTGAAAATGATATATTCTTAAATCTTTTTGCTAAATCTGAATTGTTTGCTAATTGACTTACAAATAA